CCCTCTTAATGATAATTATTTAGCTACAAATAGAGATAATTATTTTAAGCTGTTTTCTGATATAGAAAATGAAGCTATTTTAAAAGGAGTTTCTCATCAAGTGTTAGAGGAAATAATTATCCTCAACCAAGGTGATTTACGTAAAATTATTAATTGGAAGAAAAACTTTAAATAATAAATATGACAAAAGAAGAGAAATTAAAAAAAGCAAATGCTGCGGTAGCTACGGTAAGAAAGACGCATGGTGAGGGTAGTATAATTGATATGTCTAAAAATAACTTTGGTAAATATGAGGCTATCCCAACAGGTTCTCTTGGTTTAGATATTGCTCTTGGTATTGGCGGATTACCAAAAGGCAGGATTGTTGAGATATATGGGTCTGAATCAAGTGGAAAATCTACCCTTTGCCAACACATTATAGCTGAATCGCAGAAGCGCGACGGTATCTGTGCGTATATTGATGTTGAACACAGTATTGATTCTGAATATGCAACAACATTAGGTGTTAATATAGATGAGCTTCACTTAGCACAACCCAATAGTACACAAGAAGTTTTGAACATTGTTATTGAGCTTTTAAAGAGTAATGCCTTTGATGTTATAGTTATAGACTCTGTAGCTGCTTTGGTGCCACAAGAGGAGCTTGACGATGAGGTTGGTGCCTCTAAAATGGGTGTTAATGCAAGGCTTATGGGGCAAGGGTTACGTAAGATTGTTCCCTATGCAGCAGCATCTAATACTTTGGTTATATATGTGAATCAATTACGGGATAAACTTGGGGTAATGTATGGTAGTCCTGAAACAACTCCAGGTGGTAATGCGTTAAAGTTTGCAGCATCAGTTCGTCTTGATATTCGCAGGAAAGATGTTCTTAAAGTAAAAGATGAAGCTGTGGGTATTAAGGTTAAAGTATCTGTTCGTAAAAATAAAGTAGGTAGGCCATTTAAATCAGCAGAGTTTGATATTTACTTCGGTAGAGGTATTGACCAAGATGGTGAAATTTTAGAGATTGCTATTGAAAGAGATATCGTGCATAAAGGTGGTGCATGGCTTGCTTACAAAGATTTGAAGATACAAGGTTCTCCTAAATTTCAAGAGTTAATGAATACAAATCCTGAACTAAGAGAGGAAATTAAAGAACTTGTTTTACAAAGCTTAGCAAATGATAATTAAATATAAAGAAGGAATTTGTGCAGGTTGTGGAGAAACAAAGATAATCTATAATAAAAGTAAAAAGTTATGTCCACGATGTAACACTATTCGATTAGTTAATCAATCAAAATTACGCATGGAAAAGAAAGTTAAGGAAGGAAAAGCTTTAGATTATAATAGATTAAATAAATTCTATAAAGAGGTATGGGATTCTCAAAACAAAGTTTGTTGGGAGAGTGGTGAAAAATTATACACCTTTCATAAGTGGCATATACACCACCTATTAGAAAAAGACAAACACCCCGAAGCAGCTTTTGATATTGATAATTGCGTACTTCTTACATTAGAACAACACAGTCTGTGGCATCACTTAACAGATAAACGTAGAGAAATGTTAATGCCAAACACCTACACAAAATATTTACACATAAAAGAAAAATATGGAAAATAATATATTAACAAGATATGCCCTTGCCATAGTGTCTAAAGATGATTCAGAACTTTTAATAATTCAAGAGTCACCAAAGTTTGAAATAGCCTTTAAAGGTAACATAATATCAACTGACCATTTTATACATCTTTTAGAAGGTGTAGGAAAGTTGTATCCTTATAAAGGAATATGGATATCAATTGATGACCATATTAACGATATTCCTTATGCTCTTCTCACTTTATCAGATAGAGAAGATAGAGCAGGACATCTTCAGATAATGACTCTTAGTGCGCATAATATTGATGAACAAGTAGAAAAATTTAAACAATATATAAATTATGGAAAATAAATTAAGAATTCCACGAAAATGGAAAAAAGAGATAAAGAAAAATAACCCATTAATAAAAATTATAGATAAAGAGTATTTGAAATGTTTCTTATTAGCTAAAAACAAAAATATTAATTATGGAACTAAATAAAACACAAGCCTACATTGATGGGCATTCATTTGACTTACCCGTAATGGGAAAAGAAGCGTTTGAAGTATTAAGTTACTTTGATGCTAAGGCTGCAAGTAAATTAGCAGTCTATGAATACATACAACTATTATTTGACAGAAACCCTACAGACGTATCAAGTTTATGGGAAAGTTTGGTGTATGACCAAAAAGAAATTGAATCACAATATAAAAATGTAATTAAAAAATGGATGTAAAAATTAAAAGATTATCAGAAAGCGGAGTAATTCCTGCGTATGGTAAGGAAGGGGACGCAGGAATGGATTTGGTAGCAACACGCATGTTTTATGATGACTATGGTAATGTGTGTTATGGTACAGATATTGCAATAGAAATACCTGATGGTTTTGAGGGAGAAATTAGACCAAGAAGTTCTATATCCAAGTATGAGTTAATGTTGGTTAATTCTCCTGGTACTATTGATAGTGGATACAGGGGAGAAATTATTTTAAAATTTAAAACCATTCAGGGAGGACATTCTAAAATAAGTCATAATACTATGTATGAGGTTGGGGACAGAGTTGCACAACTTCTTATTAAATATGCCCCAAGATTTAGCTTTAGTGAAGTTGATAAATTAAGTGAAACTGAGCGTGGAACAGGGGGCTTTGGCTCGACAGGAAAGTAATTAACAATTAAAATAAAAATAGTATGGAATTTAAAATGAAACAAAACAGGATTCTATTTAAGAAAGTAGACATCCAAGCAAAGACACAAGGAGGAATTATCCTTGGTACGCACACAGCAGAGGCTGATAAGCGGGATACAGGGTATGGTCAAGTAATCTGTGCAGGGCCTGATACAACAGTTCAGGAAGGGGCTATAATAGCGTTTAACGATAGACAACCGATGGGAGTGATGTATAAAGGAGAGTCATACTTTATGATTAGAGAATCAGATGTGTTCTTTGAAGTTGAAGATGAATTGATGGAAGTTATACCTTTTCAAACAACAGGTAATGAGTTTATTACACCATTTACAAAACAATTAAAATAATAAATATGATAGAACAATTAGTTACGAAATTACCAGAAATTAATGATGCCTTGTTAGAGAAGTTTTCTACAGAAGGTATTGTAGAAATAAACATAGATGAAAAACCCGATGAAGGTATCATTGTGAAAACACTTAATTTTACGTCAATGGATATGCTCCATGTAATAAGTTATTCACAAATTATACCTACTGACTTTACACTGATGATTGAGCATGGGTTAGAGGATTCTCTGAAAGATGCTGTTGAGCGTGAAGATTATGAAGAAGCTGCTGAAATTATAAAACTTAAAAATACTAAATAAAATGGAAAAACAATTACGGGAGTTCGGAGTAACTCTAAATGAAAATGAAATTAACCTATTGGTTAGTGTGTTAATGACAACTACTGGTGTACCTTACCAAACAATGCACCCCCTATTAACAAAAATAACTGCTCAAATTAATGAACAGTTACAACCAAAAGCAGAAGCACCAAAACAAAATCCTGATGCAATTAGACCACAACCTAAAAAAGTAGAAATACCTACATAAACTAAAAGAAAAGGGGGAAATTAATCCCCCTTTTTTTATTTTAATTATCTGCCTTAAACATTCCTTCAACAATTCTTTCTGTGAAACTTGTTTCATCCTTTGAGTCCAAAGGAGTTTTCTTAGTTAATGCATAGAATTTTAAAACTTGTTCAGGACTCATAGCCCTATGTAACTGATTATAAATAGGTATTAGTTTTCTTGATTTAACTAATAGTTTATTTTCTCCTGCTTCATAACCAAATCCGCTCTGGTCGTATTCTTCACCTGGGGAAGTAAACAATTGGAACATTACATCCATTGATTTCTTTATAGTAAACAATGAAGCTGTAGGATTGTTAAACTGTCTGTACATTTCAGGCCCAATATTAAAACTATACATGGACATATCTGAATATGCTCCCACAAGCAATAGAAGCGAGTAGTCCTGAATTAGGTCATCGTCATCATCATCCTCCATTGAGGCAATCATTACGGCAAGTACAGCCGTTCCTGCAATTACTGCAAATTCGTATGCTGTTTTTTTAACGGCATCTTTATCCACAGTTGTCCATTCATTATTATAATTTTTAGTAAAGTTAGTAAAGTAACCATCTTTAAATTCCTCAGTAAGTTTCTTAAAGAATCTTCTATAGTATCCTACCTTAACATCACCAAGTTCATAATCCAATCTTCTACTACCATATCTTGCTCTAAACTGTTCGTACATGTACTTACGGTATTGCAACATAAGTTTACCAAGAGCGTATCTTTGAGCAACTGATTTATGTAAAGGTGAGTAGTTACCGTTTAACTCACGAGAGATGTTATGCAAGCGGTTAGTAAACCTTAAATCTTGCTCTTGTGTCCACATTACATCTCCACGTAGTTTATATGTACCATCTTTATCCTCAACGTATGCATCAAATAAACTTACTTGGTCAACAGTTTTACCATTCTTAATAATATCTACTTTTGTATTTTTCATTAAGGAAAGCATACCTGTAATTTGAATTTGGTGTTCGGCAGCATGTTGTAAAAAGAATAAAGAACCTTTACTATAAAGTTTATCTGTAAAACCACCAACAACCTTACGACCTAAGTCATCACGATATTCACCTTGAATAGCGTCATACCTCATAGCCATTTGAGTTATTTTACTTTTTCTTACAGTAGCCATATCTTTGAAAAAATCTCCTCTTAATAAAGATTTATTATATTCGGCTAATCCATTCTTCCAATCAGTAGGTGTCCAATATCTACCCCCAATAGCTGCTCCTAAATTATTTATATTACCAATACCCATATTCCTAAAGAATGCAGGAATGTTAAGAGTCATGTTATTAATAGCAGTAAAAAAACCAACTTTATTAGCAAGTTTATTTAAATTTATATTTATGGGGCCTATATTATCTGATTGGAACTCAGATTCCCCATAAAAAATATCATTTAAGTCTTGTATGATTTGTTTGTTTACTTTTGCATCAATACCTCTTTTAACTTTAGGCATCTTATAAACTGAATCCCAAATGATTTCTCCTTTGTTTTTCTTTACAATAGTACGAGCATTTATATTTAGTGATGGGTTACCTTGTATAAGTAATTTTAAATTTTCTGCGGAAGATTGATTTGAACGTAATGTATAATAAGAATTAGCATCAGCAGAAAAAGCTACAATAGTTTCATTTAAAGTAAAGTCTAAATCTGATTCCTCAATAGGCATAACAAAACTTGTACGAATATTATAGTATTCTGTATTTGTTAAGTTAATTAAAGAACGGTCATAATAATCAGCCCCAAGTAATTCATCAGCAATTACAATACCTTTCTCTTTTGCGTTATATATAATATCTTTAAAACTATTACCTGTAGATTTTTTAGAGTTCTTTATTTTATCTTTCAAAGTAGTAACTCTTTTTTTCAAATCAGATACCCATACATTATTCTTTTTAGCTTGTGGAATAATACCAAATTTTAACTTACGTTCACCAAATTTATCATTTGAATCTTTGTAGTTAGTATAAAGTAAATTAAAATAACTATCAGATTTTAATGCATCAAATTTAGAGTTCTTATACTTTGGTGAACTTAAAGGATTTTTTTTATCCCACATATCCATTAAGGCACTTCTATCTGCTGAGTTAGCTTGTGATACTTTTGATTTATAGTACTCAATTCTTTCTTTAGCTCTTACATCATCAAGGTATTCAGTATGGAAAGCCCATCTCTCAACAAAGTCATATATGATTTCTTTCTTAGTTTCATCATAATCAACTTGCTCGTATGAGAATGCTTTACGCATGTAGTTAGCCTTGTAGTATTCTTCAAGTGCTTTTCTTTCATTAGCAATTCCCTTAGATGATAAGAAGTTAGAATAAGCCACATTAATCTTATACATGGTTTCATCATCTTTTCTATGATTTTCCTGTATAGCATCAACCATTGCAAGTTTAGAAATAGCTGCAATAGGGTCACGAGTATTTATAGTAGCTCCCATCCAATAAGTAAATATTGAAGAATCTTCATCCCCGCTTTTAAGTTTATTTTTAAAATCATCTTTAGTAAGAATATCTCCTTCTTTAAAGTTTTCAGATTTTTCAAAACCTCTCATCTGTTGCTCATACTTAGGATATAACCATTCAGTAACTAAACTTAAAGCCATTCCATTCATTTCAGCTTTTAATGTTGCAACTTCAGCAATAACTAATTTAAATTTATTTTTTTCATCCAATCTTATTAAATCAGAGTGTTTATTGATAAGTGTTCCAATACTTGCGTAGTGAGAGTATAAAGTACTAATCTCAAAAAACTTAGTATTCATTTCTTTTACCTCTAATGGAGTAAGAGTTTTTCCAAGTTTAGTTTGAACTTCTGTACGTAGAATTGAGTTAGCTTGTCTCAAAGCAACCATAGCCCCACGAATATATTCCAATACCGCAGTAGCTTCATCTATTTCTTTTTTCTCATATCTATCAAATATGTTTTCAAGAATATCCTTAGCCTCGTTAATTAAAAAACCTGAACCACCAGCAACTCTACGTTCACCAGTATCCTTCATTACTTTAGCTTTTTTAGCCTCTCTCTCCATCCATGATTTTACATCCACTTTATTTATAGATGCTGCTTTAAGAAATAAATCCATTTTTTTAAATGCTGCGTCATGTCCCTCAGTCGAGTAAGCAACATTCTCCATAGTGATTATAAAGTCAGCAAGTCCTTGTAAGCCCATGTTAGCAGGAAAAGAACTAATATACATTTTTCCCTTCTCTCTATCACTAAGCCCTTCCGCAGTTAAAGCCTTATGATTAATAGGAATAGTTATATATTTTATTATAATGGGTTGACCGTTAACTGTTGTATTTGCTTCACTGAATATTCCTTTTTTAATTTCATCATTAATAAGCGCAGCATGAGTTTCTCCAACGTAAGAAGCAAGATTGTCTTGTGTTACATTAGAGATAGTTTTTTCAGAAGAAACTTTGCTACCAAGTTTTGGTTTTTTAAATATTAACTTATTATTATCAGGTTGATAATTAATTTGAGTATATTCTGATACAGTAGCTTTAATATTATTTCTACCTTTGGCTTCATTTGATGCAACAGTAATAAGTTTGTTATAATCGTTAACAGAAACTTCTGTACTCCTTATATCCAAAAATGAATTTATTGCAGTATCTTTACTGTTATAATTTTCATATATTTGATTTTTTAAATCAAGAAATGTATATTTTTTATTACCATTTGGTAATTTATAATCATAAAGATATCCCTCTATCTCATTAGAAATTTTATTTTTAAATTCTATTCTATCATAAGCATATGTTGTTTGAATTTTATCTCCAACAGGATAGTATTTTGCAAAAATATGATTGTCTAAAGTATCATGAAGAGTAACAAAATTATACATATATTTTTTCTCATCCTTCTTTCCCTCTGGAACAATAACATAAGTATCTCTACCGCCCTCAACTGAAAATCTAATAAACACACCTTTATTAACAACTTCACCTTTTTTATTTTTTACCTCTACAACCATATCAGGTTTGATATCTTCAATCTCTAATGCACTATCTTTAAAATCAAAAAGAACAGTTTTCTCATCATCTGTTAAAGAATTTGTAGATGTTGTAGATTGGGTGTAATCAGCAAGTTTTGTTTTTACAAACTCTTTTGATTCTACGTCCAAGTCATCTTTTATTGGTTCAAATAAAATTTCCGGAGTAGTGTCAATTAATGATGCACGACCAGCTTTATCTTTTTTAAATTTAGATTTATTAAAAAATATATTTTTAACACCATTTTGGTCTAATGTAAAAACTTTATCATCTTTTAATGTATCAATAATATTAAATTTATATTTTGAACCAAGTTCAGAGTCTTGCAACTTTTTAACAAAAGAATCTAATGTAGCTCCAGTTTTCTCTCCAAATATAAAGTCACGAAGCTTATTCCACCAATATGAAATGAAATCTTTTAGAGTTTGTCTTTTCTCTTCAAGTTTTTCTGCAATTATTTTACCATTAGTATCAAATACTTCTTTAATCAATTTTGATAAATATCTTGTCAAAGCCTCATTCATTTGTTCTTTTTCATCCAAGTCATTATAACTTTTATCACTCTTAACTTCATTAATAATAGTTTGACCAAGTTTAACTGACTGAAGTTCATCCATTAAGTTATTATAAAGTGTAGGATTATCTTTATCAAGTATGTACACAAAAGGGTGTAAAAATTCATGGATTGGAGTTTCAGCATCAGCAGTTCTATTATTAATATATACTTTACCTTGGTAGAATCTACCGATAAAATCACCCTTAAAGTTACCTATTTCAAAAGGAATATTAGGGAATATTTGTTGCATTCTTTCTGCTATACCTACAAGATGCTCTTGATAAGTTCTTGGTTTGGGAACTTTCTTTAATTTAGATTCTATAGTGTATACAAACTCTGCTTCGTTTTTACTAACAAATCCATGATTACCATTTGGATATATGGGAGTAAGCGTTACTCTACCTGTAACACTGATATCTTCAATTTGATACTTCTTGTTCTCAAACTTAACGTCATCTCCTTTAACAAATTCAATTTCATCAAACTCATTAATTAAATCTTTTTCAATAGGTTCTTTTGTAGTTTCAGCCTCTTGTTCAGCAAGGGTTTGTCTTTTTACTTTTTCTTCGTCTGCTGCTTTTTCTGCGGCAATAGCTTTTTGTTTTAGTTCTTTAACCTTTTCTTCTTTTTTTGTAGCTGCTTTATCAATGTTTTGTTTTGCAGAGTCAAGCCCCTCATACGTAATAAGAGTGTCAACTTTATCAACAAGGTCGGAAAGTTCAATCATATCTCTAAAAGCAACCTCAAACTCTGTAGGATTTGATACAGTTGTACTAAGCATATTGTATAGTTCAGCAGATGCCTCTGCATATATATCCTCAAAGTTTACTACATCCTCGTCATTTTTATTTTTCTCTGAAAAGTCTTTAAACATTTCATTGAATCTTTCAGCCTTTGGTGTGCTCGCATAAGTTTCATCAACCCAATAAGAAAGTAAATATGGTTTATCACCATTACTTTTATTTATCTTTAATTTTGTTTTAAAGAATTTAATAATATCCTCTGCATAAACATTACCATAAGTAACTGATTTTTTAAATTTATCAGAAGCTCTTTCACGAACTTCAAGTTCTTTTTCCTCTTTATCTTGTTTTACTGCTTCTTTTTTATTTACAGTTTTACGTATAGGTTTGGGACGAACCTCAACAGGAGCTCTTTCTTCTGTTGGTTCCTGTTTAGGCTCTTCCTGTGTTTCTTCTGAGGGTGTTTCTTCTAACAACCCTTCTTCTTGCCTTTCTTCTTCATTTTGTTCCTCTTTTTGAATTTCTTCGTTAATTAATTGTTCAGCTACCTCTAACTGATTGTCATCTAATTCTATGTTTTCTGCTATTTTTTGGTTAGCCGTAAGCATAGTAAGGCCATCTAAAGAATTATTGTGTTTCTTTAAGTATTCGTTAATGTCTTTAACAGTTGCGGGGTCAATCATGTCATTTACAATAGCTTCCTCAAGTAAGCCTGTTTTCTCAGCTTGGTCAACTGCTGCCATAAATGCATAGTCGTTCATCTCTAATGGTACTGCTGCCCATGTAGAAATATCTTGTAGAGATGCAAGATTATCCGCATCACCTCTCCATATAACTGCCTCAATTTGTATAGTATTATAACCAAGTTGTTTTAAGATTGCTCTTACTTCATCTGGTTGAATCTCATAGTTTTGTAGAGCTTCCTCATATCCACCTTTCTTATAAAAGGAAGTAATAGCCATTTTATGAGGAATATAATTTTTAGCTTTAGGATTTGGTACAAGAAACTGTAAAGGTCTTGTAACTTTTTCTTTAATAGCTTGTTTTGCTTCTGCACCCAACATACGGGCATAAACTTGCCTCATAGTATCATTAAGTTCAACATCAATATCTGAACCTGTAATACCATTATATATTTGTGTAAGCCACTCTTTAAACTTTTCAAAGATAGCTTGTAGCTCAGGGAACGGTGCTTTACCTTCCGCCAAGTATTTTTCAAAACCTCTTGCAAATTTTTCAGAAGTTTCTCTTGTCCACTTCTTATCCTCAGCCCAATCCATTACAATCTTCCTCTCATCCTTTGTTAAGTTTCTTTCCCATTTATGTGCTAATTCGTGTATAGGGGAACTTACGTTTGGATTTGTTAATGCATAGATAATATCAAATGTATCACCAAGTTGTATAGCTGCTTTTGGTCCTTGGTTGTATAAAGAACTTTCATTTAAATAAGTTTTAGCTAATTTAAGAAGTTCTTGTAATACTGACTCGGATTGTGTATAACCTTCTTCATTTTTTACTTTACCGTAAGTGCCAATCATTGTTTCTATATCAGTAACAATATTATAATACTTTCTAAAACCTACATATTTATCAATCCATTCATTTGTTTTATGTAGTGCACTAATTAAATCTACAAATTTTAAATTTCCACTAAGTTTACTCGTATCCATGTCTGCTAAAATAAATGCAGCATCAAAAAGTCTTTCAAAATTATCTTGAAACAGTAAATTGTTTTGATTTGGTTTAGGGTAGAACTTAATGACCTTGTGGGTCATGTCAAGTCTTACACCTATGTCGTTTATCTTTTGTTCTTGTAGCCATGTATGAATTCGATTGATGAATTCTGGTGTAGGTTTGTCAGCTTTAGTTGTGTAACCAGTTATGTTTACACCTACTTGTTTTGGTTGTAGTTTAAAGTAATTAATAGTTCTATCAAGTTGACTATTTTGATACATAAGAGTTCTTGGTAAAGTAAGAACATCACCATATTTTGCAGCGGCTGCATCTGAGCGTGTTTTTATTTTTACAAATTCGGCATCATCTAATGTATTAACCCCATCAAACTTTTCAAACGCAGCGGGGCCAGCAAGAACACCTGCATCAACAAGCATTACATTACCTTTTGAGTCTACACCCCAACTATCCTCTTTAACTATGTCACCCCATAATATATCATACTCTGAATAGGTACCAAAACTTGCACCTATTAACTGCTCTATTAAACTTGCTGTTGTTTTATCAACTCTATCTAAATCGTTATTTGCATATGCGTCGTGTAACTCATTAATATTGTTATACATCGCAGATAATTTATCAAGTAGCCATTTATGTTTAATAATATCTAATTTTTCTGCTTTATCTACTACAACATAATTTAATCCTCTCTCATATACTTTAGGTAAAAGATTTTGTTCGACAAGTTCTGCATAACCCTCGTGCATATTTTGCATTAAACCTCTTGGGTGCTTTGCAATTTTTAAAACTTTACCATTCTCTAAATCATATACATCTCTATCAGAACCTTTAATGCTTAACATTTTTAAGTTCTTTATGTCATATAATTCCCTTGCTACCTTTCCAGTATTTTCTTTAAAAGCATATCCTATGGCAATACTCATTCTCACAAAAGGGTCTTGTAGTAAAAAACCAGATTTCTTTGATAAGTCCTCAAGCATTGCTCTATCAAAACCCATAGTCTTATAATAGTCTTCTTTAGTAGCACCTTCTCCTGCATCTTTAACCCACGCATTACCCATAGCATCATAAATACCTGCTACAGCATTTGCCATTTCTGGTTCAAGCAAAAAGATATCTTTCATCACTTGCTCTACATCCTCTTTATTGGATACAGTTACAGGTAATCTATCTTTAGTTTTAAGCTGTCTTGCTCCTTCTAAAGTTTCTAATAAACCATTAGCAAGTAGATTTTTAAACTCTTGCTCTGAATAATTTTTTTCGTTGTATGTAAAAACGCAGCTTGCCATATTAACATTTTACTTGTACTTGGCCATTTGACCCAAGTCCTTTTAGTTGTTCTATAATATTATCAAATTTCTTATGGATGAATTCAGCCTTCTTATATTCATCTGTTGTCTTATCTAATCTTTCATCAAGTTCTTTTGCTTTCTTTAGACTATCTTTAGTGTTCATAGATTTTAACTTATTTATAACTTCCATGTATTCCATAATCTTTGTAGCGGTAAAAGCTTCTGTGGGAGCTTTTGGTTCTTCGGTTTCCTCTGTTTGTTCAACATCATTGTTTGTATCAGGAGTGATATTACCAGAATTTGTTGGAACAATCTCCATACCAAAATAACGATACTGATATTTATATGTAGGTACAGTTAGTTGTGTTTTTAACTTATCAAATTTAGCAGAATCGTCATTTAAAATATTTACTCTAAAATCAGATTCTTGTAATCTTACATTTAATAAAGTAGCAGCCACAGCTTGACTATTTAATTTATCTTGCTTAATTTCATTTATTTTTTGATTTACAACAGCTACTAAATCATTAAGATTACCCATCTCCCCTATCTCATCTCTACTGATAAATATATCAAAATACACAGGATTAGCACGTACTGTACTATTAATTACTTTTAATTGAAGGGTTGAACCATCTTCTATCATACTAAACTTTATAGAAGTACCAGAGTGAGTTTTCCTACTATCAGTAATATAAGTAGAACCCATAAGAGTCATAAACTCAGCGGGTGTTCCTGTTTTTAAAACTTCAAATATTTTTTTCTTATCACCCTCTATTTGTGTAATAGGTCTTGCTCTAAAAATAGTAAACTTACCATTTGGTAACTTATCAAGATATAAATATCTACTATTTAATATATTTGATAATTTTTGAAAAGATGGACTATTTATATGATTATAAATATCATTTAATTCATCTTTTGTATAACGTGATTCCTCAACTACAAAAGGTGTACCTATACGAATTGGTTTTTGTGATTTAAAATCCCACCCACCTGGTATAGATATAATTGCAGAACCTCTATTCTGATATTTTAAATCACCAATAGTATTTGTAATTGTATTATCAGTATGAGTATGTTGTGAACCATATATAGGTTTTATCCTAAAAAGTGGTTGCAGGGATTTACCAGTAAATAAAGTTTCTTTTTCTCCCTCATATATATCTTTATCAACTTTATTCATTAACTCATTCCACATTGTAGTATAGCTATTTAAAGTAGCCATAAAAGAATTGTAATCAGTGTTTGGAAAAGATTCTAAAAATTCTTCTTCAGTTATTTGTATAAATGGTAATAGTTCTGTTCCCCTTTTAAAGAATAAGGAATTTGCAGGAACCATGTAACCCATTGGCTTAGTTCCATCATAAATAACTACGTCTGTTGCATAGCCAGATTTATATATATTTTTTCCAGGTACAATTGGATTTTTATCTTTTTCTGAACGACCCTTAGTTGATTTAGATACACCTATTTTAATAGTATCTGCAAATCCACGTCTTTGTCTTTTAAACATATAATCCCAAAGATTTTCAGTTTGATTATCCCATGCAGCAGTATATGCTTTTGTAAGCACCGTTCTGATATCAAGCTCACCCCCTTTAATATTTGTATTTGTATCAGGATTAATACTTACAGGATTTTCAATATTTCCTTTTTGTTGTGGGCCTGTACTTCTAATATCTTCAAATAAATCCTCTTGAGCTTTTAATTCTTCCTCTGTAGGAGTATTAATATCTTCCTCGTCTGCTGCTTTTTTATCTGCTTTTTTTGTATCCTCTTCCTCAACTATATCCTTAGCTACTTTTACAGCCTCATAAGATTTAGGTTTTTCTTCTTTTACATCTTTTTCTTCCTCTGTTAAGGGAGTACCTGCTTCTTCTTTTTTAGCAATTTGAATAAGTTTCTCAATATCAGCTTTTGTAGTACCTTCTTTTTTCAAAGTAGGGTCGCTCTCTATCGCTTCTATTAAATTTTCAGCTTCAGCAATAATCTTTTTTTCTTTAATTGCTTCTCTTACTTCCTTATCTTGCTGTTTGATTTTTTCATCATCATCAACAACCATAGTTCCATCAGGAAGTTCTTTAACAGATTTATCAAGACTATTCATTCTTGACATAATCTTATCCTGAAAGTCAAGATAAGATTCTCCATTACGAAGATAGTTATAAGCCACTGTGCCAAGCTCTGCGCCAATAGATAACTTTTCTATATCATAAGCAGTATTATAAATATTTGAAATATCATCATCATTTAAAGATTCAAGTCCTGATTGTGGAACTTTTTTACCATTGGTGTAGTAATTAAAAATATCTTTTAGGTGCTTAGGTTCAGGTTTTTCTTTACCTTCATTAAGTAACTCCCATTGTTTTTCTAAAAACTCTCTCTCTGTTTCAAAATCTTTTGATAGTATTTTTGATGTAGATGTTTCACGTTCTAACTCTTTTAACTCAGATATTCTATCACTTATTTCCTGCATCTTTGTAAGATACCCAACATTATTTGTAAAATGTAAAGCATCATTAGGAGATAGATTTGGATAGGTATCAGATAGTTCTGATTTAAGTTGGTCTATTCTTTTCTTCTTATCTTTTATTTCTGATAAGGAAAGTTTTAACGAATCTTTATAATCTTCGTATATTTTATATTTTATCGGTTCTTTATTAGGATTGTGGGGATTTTTAAATATTGTATCTACATTTTCAATATTAGTTTTAATAATCTCTGTTTCAGCAACAATTTTATCTATATACTCGTTAGCTGTTCTTCTATTAGAATTTGTAAACTCATATCCAAACATTTCTTGGAAAGCTTCACCCTCCAACTCTTTTGCCATCTTTAATCTATCTTGTTGTAAATCAAAGTGACCAGATTTTAACCCTGCGTTAACATAATTAAATAAAGCTTGGTGTTTCAAGTTTCTATATCTAAACATATCATCATTCTCTAAAGCATCCCTCATAGAATTCTTTAATGATGTACCTACAACAGCTTCTTCGTGTTTAATATTAAATAAACTTGCAGGATTATAAGCATTTAATTCACTTACTGTTTGTGCAGCTATTTGTGCATCATTAGCAGCACCCGATTTTCTTCTACGCATACTCTTTAATCCACCAACAACACCACCAAGTAATAATCCATAGAACATTCCTTGTTGACCCTCTTCTGTAAAGAGGGCACTTTTAACACCAGTTGCAGATGACTTCCATAAATTATCTACAAATAATATATCATCTTTATTGTACTTGCGAGTAGCGTAATCAGTTACACCTGTTTCCAAACCATACTGTACACCTTCCTCAATAGCTTCTGGTGCGTTCTTCCACAAAGCTTTTCCAACAGTTTGTGTAACACCTCTACCTTTTTGAATAAATCCTTTAAACCCTGTCTTAGGTTCTTTAACAACTGCTTCTACTAAGTTAAGATTTTCTTTTGAAACTTTTAATGATAGCTTTCCACCTATATCTTTAGTGATTTCATTTTTTACAACAGATGTTGGTTTAAAGAATTCACCAAATGTTAATTTATTTGTTGTGTAGAGTAAAGCCATGTTTCCAAGGAACTGTGCATTGTGAGCACTTTGAGCAAGTTCTTCCATTTGCTCTATCTCTGCTTTTGTTGGCTCTAAGTTATATTTATTCCTATAGTCTTCTTTAAGCCTTGACATTGTAGAACCATACCCACGAGTAGTTTCCATCATAGCCTCAGCACCTGCCGAGTTAAACATAATAAACTCATATTTAAGTTTATCTATTGCTTTAATGGCCTTAGCTCCATCCAATATAGCTTTTGGTAAGGTTTTACCTGCTGCCACAGATTCATTAAATAAATTTAATGCTTTAGAACCACCTGATAAAAATCTACCTGATGATGATGCGATTCTTGATATATTTAAAGGTACTTGTGCAAGAGAAGTAAGACCTGCCCCACCTGTTAAACTTGCAGCCACAGATGCTCCGACAAGTGCACCTGCTGTATAACCTATAATTCTTGTAAAATCACTAAACCCTCTAAACGAAGTAAAAGTTGACAAGAAAGGATTATCTTCTTGGTAATGCGTTTTATATGTGGGAAGCATTTGGTCAAGCGAGTCACTCCAGTCATTTATTGAATTGCTTAATTCATTATCTTTTAACCAATCCAAACCATTACCTGTTGCAAGTGAACCAACTGCTGTTGGAATAAATGCAATTGAATTAATAAATGCACCACCAAAATCACCTACTGTCTTTGCAAGGTTTGAACCCACGTATTTAATTACGCCTTGTTCTTCGGCATATTTATTCTCAAGGTTTTGGTCAAATGGATTATAACCTATGTCTGCGCTATCATATCTTAATGTGGGGATTAAATCAACTTTTAAAGGTTGAAGAAATCTATTTGTAGATAAGGACATATCCTGCCCTGTAGCATACAAGGCTTTATTTAATGCAGAATCAACCAAACTGGTTGGTTGACTTGGAGCTTGTGGTAGATTAATGTTTGATACACTTGGTTCTACCGTATTTGGATATTGTGGTTGATATGCCATTATTGATTTAACTTCTTATTTAACTCTTCTAAAAGTTGTTCTCTTGTTCCTTGAAATTCATAAACAAACTTCTCGGCTGTTGATAATGCATCAGAGGGTGTTTGTAATGAGCTTACGAGTACCCTTGTAGCGGGTTTTCCTGAACTGTCAAGGTATTTTACCTGAACATCATATCCACCTACTCCTGGTCTTCGTGCAACTCTGAATGTCCCAGAGAATCCTCTTGAATTTGAAAGAACTCTATCAAAAGATACTCCTTCATTATAATCAATTTCCCTCTCTATATTTTCATATTTAGGACTTAATGTTTGCATACCAAATCTTTTTGCTGTTTCATTACTAACAGGAACATATATTGGAGCACTTGTAGATTGTTCACCTTTTTTACCAACAGGTAGTGTAAAAACAAACATCCACTCTCCACCAGGTTTTCCTGCATAATTTTTTATTAATTGCCCACTTTTGATTTGGCCTGGTGTTCCAGGAAATGCTTCGTTACCTTTTTCTTTTGTATATTGTGAAATTATATAATCTTGAAAGCCTTGGTCATTTTCTAAATTAACAACTGATGCTGATTTAGGAATCATTCTTTTCGATAGGTTGTTCCAAAATTCTTCTTTATCTTCTTTTTTAGATTTATCCAACTTCTCAAATACATTTTGCAAATTTGCTGAAACTCTTGGAGAAAGTCCTGTAAATATACTTGCTAAAAAATCAAAGTTAGCTTCACCTAATGCTCTACCTGCCGATATTTCCCATGCGTCAGGACGAGTAACTAAAAAGTCTTCATATGCTTTTTGTTCTTCTTTTGTTAATCCAATTTTTGAACCAAGTTCATTAACACCTTTTTTAATTACAACAGTATTTAAGTTTTGCCTGTTATCAATCTCTTGTATTTGGTCGAATACTTCATTCATACCTTCGGGTAGATTTTTAACACCCCCTACTCCCCCAAGAGCTTTTGTCTTCCATCCTTCCCATGCAGTCTTAACAAATGTTCTTTGTGCTTCAGTTAATCCTTTAGCAGAAGGGTCATTTATCATCTCCAAATCTTCTACTCCCAGTGAGGTATCATTTGAATTTTTACCTTTACCATAATTAACAAGTTTGTCAATTAGGTCTTTGGTAAACATATCTTTTAATTCAGGGCGGTAATTACTTATTTCTTTTAAGTATGTTGTTATTAAATCTTGTTTTTTTGTAGCAAGCATGCTTGTTTCTTCTGCAAGTTTTTCAGGGGTTACTCTAAATGTACCTTCGGGGTCAGATGATATATCATATCCATAATTAGATATTGTTGTATCAATATATCCTGTATTCCCTGCTCCACCTTTACCATCACCTGAACCTTTACCAGCTTGTGCTTTTAATTTCGGGTCAAATGTAAATACAGGTAAACCACTTATAGGGTCAAAGTTTACAGCGTATCCGCTTTTTAAACCTTCCATCATCAGTCTACCTTGCATTAGTTTTGCAGTATCAGCTTTAACATCTCTTGAACTTTCGTTAAAAGAATATAAACGAGCCATACCATCAGCAAAATTATTTAAGTAAGCATCCATGTGATATTGTTCAGGAGCTTCTTGATATTTCTTTATACCATTTGTTTTTAAATCCTCTAAATAAAGTTTTTGGTTTTTAATAAAGGAGTTTAATTTTGTTATTGATTCTTCTGCATCTTTTTGTGTAGTAGGGTCATTAACAGATAATGCTTTTCTTTGTTGAAATATTTTTAGTTGTTCTTCTGCTCTTTGTATTTTTTGGTCACCAACCTGATATAATTCTCCGACAACTTGTTGAGGGTCTCTATCTTTACCAAAGAACCAAGCGTTTCTTTGCGCTTGTCCTAATGATGCGGGGTCAGTAAGAACTCTTTGTTTTGCAGCCTCAAAAACGTCATCATATGAAAGTCTTTTGTTTGTAGTTGTTTCAATATACATTCCAGGATTACTAATATCTTTTACAAGGTTAGCTTTCATGCTTTTTAATTCAGCCGCTATTTTCTTATCAATATCAGTATAAGGAGTTGGTGTAGATGTGCCATTATATGAAGCATTTATATCTGTGCTTTGTAAATAAGAATTTACATTTTGCATATCATATTGATAATTAACATCACTATATATCCCTTTCATCTTAGGGTCAGTCTTCATTTTATCATAAGCTGTAGTAAGACCTCTTATAAGTTTAGTGGAAGTTGATGCATTAATGATATTAGAATCTTGTCCTATTGTAGATGCCATTGAAGATAGCTGTGAAGATACAGCAGCATTTGATAAATCTACACCCCCAAGACCATTAATTTGTGATACAACATTATTAACTTTTTTAGATAAATATTCTTTATCAACATCCCTTATAACGTCAAGACCAGAAAACGTATCAATATCTTGCTGTATTTGTGCAGCATTTGTTTTGAATGAGTTTTCCTTAATTGCCAACACAGAGTTTAATAGATTTAAATCTACTGGTGGAATATAAGGATTTGATTTATATACTTGTGATACGTTAGAAATCATAATAATTGAAAATAATTAATGCAAAGATACGGATAATTAAAATGAATGCAAAAGAGATAATGAGATATGATTATCTAAAAGTAGCTGTTTTTTTAGGGGGTTGCTCTGTACGAATTGCTCGTCTATTACCTCTTTGGTCACGTAAAGTTGTTACATAGGCATCTAATGCATTGTATTTACTTCTTATAGGGATTGTCTCTACGTCAGAAGATGACTTATTAGATTTACCAAAACCATTATTAAACCTTACTTGATTTCCATTATAGTCACCTTGTTGGTTAAAGTATTGGTACATTGACATTATCAAATCTCCTTCTGTAAGATGCTTATTATGTGCGCCAATAGTTGAGAAAAGATTATCCCATGATGTATTCTTTTGTAATCTTTGTGCCTCAATAGAACTAAGGAATCTATTATCAAAATCACCCATATTAATACGGTTATTTACAGATTGATTTGTTCTACGAGTAGCTTCTGCTGCGGCAGCAGTATTACCAATAGAGGTATTCATTTGGTCAACTTGTCCAAAAGCTTGCTGATTAGCTAACCATTTTTGAGCATATAAATTTGCTCTGTTAGCGTTACCTATACCTGTTCCATCAAGACCCTGCATAGCTGCGTTATAGTCAGATTGATTGCGTTGCAGATAAGGTTCTGCTGTTGCGTACTTCGGTGTGTAGGGGGATGACTCCTGTCCAAAATATTGAGTAGACCCACGTCTTGCAGAATCCATAATACCCATTAATGGGCCAGCAGTATTAAACCATTGCAAATCTGCGTTATAGTCATTTAATATTGGAGGGGGTGCTTGATAAGATGGTTGCATACCAACACCTTTTGGATGTTTCTTTGCATAGTCAACAGCACTATTAAGAACTTTGTTATTCCAACCATATTGAGCCATAGGCATACCTTCTTGACTAACAGGTGCTTTTTTAGCCTCTTGTATTTCAAACAATGTATCAAAAATACTTTGGTCTGTTGGGATAGATTGTAGATTTTTTGCATTTATATTTAAGCTATTCTCTGCATATTTATCATTCCAATTTATTGATTTTTTATTTTTCTTTAAAACATTTTCAATCTTTTTTGCTTTCTTTTCATAGTATGCAGAAACAATTTCAAATGCTTTTGAATGGGTTACTGGTTTTTTAACAGTTACTCCAAAAGAATCTTTAAGTTCTTCTGGTAATACTTTTAAATTTTTAGATGCCACATCCGTTCTTTTATCAGAAGTATCCTCTAAAATTCTATCTGCATCAAGCACAATCTCTCCACCATCTTCATGGGTATTCCCCTTATCAGAAATTTTGTTAATAGTTCCTTCCGTAGATGAATAGATTTCACCTGCCTCTAATTCAGCAGGTGGAACTCCTTGATTATCTAATCCCATTTGAGCTTTTGGTATTGCAGTAATTCTTATCCTCATTTTAATTAAATTAGTCTATTTCAAAATCGTACCCTTGTTCTATTAAATAAGCAATATCATCTGGTGAAACATCAATAGTATCTCCAATATTATGACCACCTTGTTGATAACCTGATACACCTAATCTATCAAGTATCCATTGTCCTTTTTGAGGATTAGCTATAGGTAGATTACCAATAGGTGTAGGTGTTGGTATTATTCTACCATTTCCTATTTGTTTTATTGGAACTTTTGGGGCTATATTTTTTATTTCACTTGGTAATTTTTTTAATTCATTGATTCCACTTTTCCAAACTTTACTTCCTTTTGACATTTTAGAATAGTTATCAATTACCTTTTTTGATAGTTTTATAGATTTTGCTTTTTGCATTAGATTTGCAGCTTCGGCACCACGAATACCTGCTGCACTCAAACGAGCTAAGCCACTCATAATACCACCTGTTGCAATAAGTAAAGCAATATCAACAGCCATTCCTTCTGAGTCCTTATCACGCCAAGGAGCAGAATCATCTCCCCAGTTCAATCTATCTTGTTTGTATTGACCATTCCATACTTTAGTTGGCTTCATATCAATAACCTCACCTGTTTTTTCATCGTAAACAGGTTTCATAATTTCCGTATTATATGTAGAAGGGTCATTTTTATATTTACCCATTGCTAAAAGTTCTTTTGGAATCAGTGAACCATCTGGAGCGTAAAGGTCACTTCCTCTATTTAGCGTATTGTCTCGTGTTGGTAAGTTAGGCGGCATTAAACCGTTATCCACATTCATTGGAGAAGCTGTTTTTTCAGGTGTTGTGGGCTTACGAGGAACAGGTACTCTTTGTTTAATAGGTACTTTAGGACGGTGTAAAGGAATATCAATAGGTTGATATCTATCGGTAATACCATCAAGAGGCATACCTGCTGAAAGGTCAGGCATATTATAATCAGGATTTTCTGCGTAATCTCTTAGGTAGTATTGATTGCTTAAATCAAACTGTGACATGTCAATAGGTTGACCATTGCTGTATTCCCCTACTTTACTAAATCCTGTTGTGTTACTGTTAGTGCCAAGTCTTGCTGCTGTTGATTGCCTGATATACTCTTGAATGTCTTCGTCGGCGTTATGGAAATCAATAGTTCTTGTAACAGGTCTATATTTCTGATTACCTTGTGCGTCAGCAGTCATAACTGGTGCGTAAGGGTCTTTAGCGTAATCTGTTCCTGCAAATGTTTGTGCATTAACAAGACCTCTAAAACCCGCATCGTTTTCACTAATTCCATACATATCTTGCAACATGTTTAATTGCTGTCCAAAACTTCCCTCTGTTGCATTAGGCATTTTACCAACTTCGTATTGCCAAGTTCCCTTATTTACATTTCCAGGTCTTTTCCAATCATAGAAGTTTGTTTCATCAGCCTGTGGTTCTTTTTTATTTTTACCACCTTTTTTAAAATAAGCAGGTATGTTGTTTAACCCACTTTCATTTTGTGAGTATTGTGAATTAGTACGTGCAAGTTCGTACCTTTTATTCATGTTTTGTTTTCTATTTTTCATATCAGTAATACTGTTTGCAGTAAAGGTTGTTGCATCAATTAACGGACTAATAGCGTCAACAGCTTGTCCTATATTTCCACTACCATAATCTCCTTTTGTTGTTGTTGTTACGTCGTAACTAAAAATATCAGAGCCTGTGTTTTTATCGTTACCGTAGTAAAGTAAGTTATCAAATTCTGGCCCACCTTGTCTTCTTGATTGCCTGTTAAGAGAATTGTCAAAGTTGTATTTTAACAATGCACCATCAGGAGCTTCAGTTTGTGAAACACCAGGAATTTTATTCTTGGGGTCAATCTTATACTCTTCCATTATACTACGAACAAGTTTTTCTAAGTCACTTGATGGAGGATTATTATCACCTGCGGTTTGATATTTTTTTATTCTACGTTTCATTTTAACCATTTAATTCATTATATAACTTTTCTGCGTATGCCTCTCTTGACCCTGTTGTTTTACCTGCACTTCTTTCATAATGTTTATCAAATAGTCGTGCAGCTTCTGCGGGAGTTCGTGCTGTCTTTAATTTTGATAATGCACTTTGTTCAGATGTATTTAATTCATAATCTATACCTTCGAGTTGTGAATTGAAATCATTTGGATTTAAACCCCTACTCTCTAAGTAAGAGAAAACTCTATTACGTCTATCAGGATGCCATTGAACAAGACCTTGTGCTTGACCATTATCACCTTTTATAGAAGTATTAAATGATGATTCATGTTTTATATTCCCTACAATACCTGCTGCTTGTGCAGGAGTGTATCCTTTATTTATAAAAAACTGGTAAGCATGCTTAGCAGGATTTGATATAGGTTCACTACTTTGTACTTGTGATGTAGGAATCATTGATTGAATATTTGACCAATCAATAGGTTGTCCAGGTTCTGAACCACCAAGAATATAATCCATTAATTCATCAGAATTTTGAGTATCAGAACTTTGATAAGATTCACTTAATCTACTCTCTAAATCTTTTATTTGGTCTTGTAACTCTTCATACCGAGTATCATTATAATTATATTCATCAGCCTGTTCTTGTGAAGGAACTTGCTGGTTATAATAAGCCTGTTGTTCATAAGGGTCAATTGAGTTTTGTTCTTGTAATGAATTTAAAATATCCATATAAGGAGATGTGTGGTCGTAATTCTGCCACTCATCATTTTGAACATAACCACCTTCTGGATATATTTTATACTTTGCCATTATCTAAAACTAATATTTTGATTGAGTAAACTAAGAAGGAAAATGAATTTATAGTTAGAATGTTTATCATTTGTTAAACGTACTCTTGTTTGGCGTGAACGAATTCTACTTTTATTAAAGTCAGATGTGTAGTAGTTAACAGATTTTTCATTTATAAATTTATTGTCGTTTGCGCAAGTATTTAAAAATAAAGGAACATTATTAATTTCAGATTTACAAATATTATAGAAATCATTAAATCTCCACATATTCTCAGAATTACTTGTTAGTATCTCTGTAGAATCTTTTTTAGCTATTGGGTATTCAACAAATTGTGAAAGGTCGTCAGGATTTTCTTTTACAAATTCCAATAAACCAGATGATTGATTCTCGTTATATACTATACCCTTATTAAATGTTATGTTAGTATTATAAAAATAATCATTATCATTATGGTAACGAATTACATCAACTAAATATTCAATTGAATTTACAAAGTTATTTGCTGCGTTAAACTTAGTTACATACTCAACAGTAAATGGTTCAAGCTTTCCGTAGAATACCTGATATGATTTATTAGTTAAATCGTGTGACCAGATTGAGCAAGTGTCTTGTTGGATACCTGTTTCAAAATTATCTATATTTTCAACATAGAAGTTAGGTTTAAAACTATAGTAACTCAACCAACCTTTTAGGAAAAAACTATACGATACTGTCCAAGATTTATTACAAAAATATTTTGTGTCATGTACAAATATTCTTTCTTTGTTATAGTAAAATTCTTTTACTTGTGTGTCATAGACTATACCTGTTATAATTGGTTTATAATCAAGTTTAGTAATAAAGAATCTTGCATACCGTTTATCAAAACCGAGGTGAAGACCTATGCCTTTAAAGTTATTATCCAAATCCTCGCTTGCTATTTGAGGAAAGTGTTTTTTAATTTCAAATGGCAAATTATTTTTAAACCAATGACGCATACCTTCTTTAGTAAGTTCATCTAATCCTTCACCACCTGTTTGTAAATTAAATACTTGACCTCTTTCTGCATCAACCCAAATATGGCCGTACTCTGTTTTTAAAATATCTCTATGTTGAGTTCCTGCATATCCAAGGTCAGTTGTAGAAAAATCTTGTGGTCTTGATTGGAACATACCGCCAGTACCTACTTGTAAAGTTTCAGAACTTGTTTGAATAGTATTGTAAGCATTAAATATTTTTGATGTATTTTCAAAACGTACAAGTACTTTATCAGATTCTATGCCGTCGGCACTTATAAGTGTTCCATTTGTTAAATCAAAGTTTTTAAAACTGTTAGCTTTAAATACTAAGAATTTATTTGGTTCCGAATATATAAGACGATTTGGTAATTTTGCAACACAATCTTTAAAACTATTTATATTATATGAGGGTGTACAAATAAAGCTTTCTTTATTTTGTCTTGAATATGTATTATTATAAATATATGTATTATCAAAACTAATAGGAACATTCTTTTCTTGTAACCATTCTTTTATATCAGATGATAAGGGATAATAACTTTTTTCTTTTAAGTTTTCTGCATGACGATAATCAACATTATAATCAGACTCAACCAAGAAATAAGGGATTCCATAATTGTATAAATGAATAAATCCATTTTGATAAAACAGTTTTGATGTTCTTCCATCAAGACGACCTCTATCAACACCAATCAACTTTTGATAAATTGAACCAAGACCCCCATTTAAATCTTCGAGTCTTTGGAATAGTGGTTCTTCTGTATTCATGTAGAAGTTAGGATATCCTACATTACCAAGTTCTGAATAAATAACATCAGCATCATTTGAAAATCTAAACCTTGTTTCTAAGAAGAAAGGCATTTTTCTTTTTAATGCAAATCTATTTATAAAAGTATCCCCACCAAAATAAGTTGTACACTCTGATGGATTAGAAGATAATAATGTTACACAACCATCAGTTTCAAGATATTCAAATCCATTAACGGAACCATATTGATTTGGTATATTTCTTTTTATTGAACCATAAAATGATGATATATCTCTATAAAGTTTTTTTGTAAATTTATCAGAGTCGGTTTCTTTTATACCAACATCACTCATTAAAATTCTACTATTATCTACCACTGATGTATTTGGTAATAATGATTTTTTAGAGTCTGTTTTTAAATATACAGAAGATTCTCTATTCCAATTATTAATATTAACTGTTGAAAATAAACCAGATGATTGAATTGTTTCATCAACATTCTGAATTATTGGTTCAAGATATGCACTTCTATCAAGTCTTCTAATTTTAATACCTTGATTATTTGATACACACTTATAATTATTGTATTTACCTACTGCTTGATATTGGGCAGCATAATTTTTATATGGAATTAATGATTCAAAAAACTTCATCCATCTATCAAGCTCTCTAAGAACTATAGATAATAAATAAGTAATCTGATTAAATACACCAGATACTATTTTAAAAGCAGCCATTAAAGGGTCAAAGTTTGGAGTTCCTGGTATAGCAGAAGCTAAACTTGACATATGGTATGGAGTACCTGTACATGTATTTTTATGAACCTCCCCAACCAATGGTTGAAATCTTATAGGTAGTCCTGTATTTTTTTCGTATAAAGATGGATTAATTGGGTCAACGATAGTTCCTGCTGTTGTACCAGCAGTAAGACCAACGGTTGTTTCTGATTTAATAACAACTGTTTTACATTCTTTATGTTTTTCTTGTGAGAGAGCCGATGCCAATGCAATGCCTAAAGCAATAGTTACTGCTGTTGTAGAAGGTCTTTTGTACTTAGCTTGCTCTTCTGCATAGTTAAAGAAACCTTCAGATTTACCATACTCTTCAGTTTCAAGTTTTAAATAAGAACCTAAAGAAGGACTATTAAAATGTGTATCGGGTGAGTGGAATGTATATCTACCTGATTTCACAAAACTTATAGGTCTTGGGTCAGATGTTGTACTATCACCATAAGTTTTATCTGTTGTAGAAATAAACTTATCAGGACGTAAATCATTAAACGGATAGTTAGCATAGTAATAACCACTACCACTTCTGTCATACTTCCACATATCATATAAGAGACCTTTAGCAATAACAGACTTTTGTCCATATCTATTTAGTCTAACTATACGATAACCTTTTATAGAATCTCTTTGTGATTGAGTTATAACAGTTTGTTGAACAGCTAAATCTAAAGCGTTTGTGATACTTAAATGGTCTACTTTAACCCCAATAGGATAAACAATATTTCCATCAGAATAATCTTTTGTACCATTAAATCCATCATGAATGTGAGATACACAAGAATCAGGAAATTTATGTAACTTTATATTTTTTCCACAAAGGTCTCCCCAAACTTCTGGTTCATTTGGATATTTTTCAGAAGAATGCCAATATGCAAAGTCACCCCACTCCCAACAAGAATTATCTTTACAATCTTCAAATATGTTATGTGGTTGACCAAGAACTGATGCAGTATTATAAATTTCCCAACGTGGTTTTGAATTTACAGGGATGCCGTGAATTGTTTCTGTTTCACAACCATTCTCTTTAAATACATCATCACCTGTTACATATTGTAAGTCACTATCCACAGGTTCCCTGTTAGGAATATGGAATGCGCAAGTATCCTCACCATGAGTTGTTTCAAATACTATTCCAAATCCATAAACCTCATCTCTTTGATAAGTTCTATACTTATATACGTTATTAGGATTATTATAAACTGATTCAGGAATAGCTATAGTTTGCCAATATAGTTTAATGTTATTAGCAACTCTTTGAAGATTTGGTTGGGGAAATTCTTTTAAATTTGAAAAGAATAAATAATCATTACTTTTTGTAATTGACGCAGCAGTATCGTAATAAGGTCTTTTGTATATTACATCAGTAATAGAATAATCTCTTATGAAGTTTATACCATTATATGTAAAAGTAATTGTATTATTTGTATCAGCTAATTGTGTTGAGTAAGTACCTATAAGTTTAAAAGAAGTAATACCATCAACTGTTTCAGCAACCACCATATTGAAATATTCATAAACAACATTTTCAATATTGTTTATTAATATATTAATAGAAGAATCTGTAACATAGTTTGTGGCAACTGTTACATTTTTTGTTTTAATGGGTATATTTTGAGAAGCAGGAAAGTATTGAGTTAATTCATTACCCTTTTCATCGCAATAAGAAATAAGAAATTGATAGGTTCCTGCTTTTAATGCACCACCTGTAGTTATACCTACTAAATCAATACACGGTTTTTTAAAATCTGGATGATAATTTAATTTATTACAATCTAATGAGTCACCGTATATAGGTTCTCGACATGCGTCATCAACAAAACCGATTACATTTTTGTAATAGATATCTAATTCTAAATCATTTGAAGGAATATTATTTTCATATGTAAATCTAATATGTCTTCTTTGACTTAAATTATCAGTAAAATATAAATTTACAGTACACGCTTTTAATTCATATTCAATATCAATAGGGTTATTAATATTAAAATTTAAACATTTTTCTGAAATAATTGTTCTGTATGAACAAAAAGGAACTTGTTCTTTTTCCTCTAAAGGTGTGGCCTCATAGTTATAAACATCCGTGCAATCTTCACAACCACTAATGTATTCTTTATCAGTTATGTCATTATATAAACATTCTCTAATTTCACCTATCTCAGAATCATTTGTTAAAGGATTAACAAGAAAATAAACTACTCTTTTTTGTTCATGAATTTCAATAAAGCCAATAACTTTAAAGCCTTCTTCCATTTTTGTTTTTAAAATGTTAGAAGGTTCGTTTTGAATAAAAAATTCATTACCATTAAAATTAGATACATTCCCGTTTAAGACATAAGTTGGATTTGATTCTGGTGTAAGTACACTATGCAAATCATCAACCATTCCTTTACTTACAGAAACGATTTGATTATTTTGAGCCATTATCTAAATTTATCCGATGAAGAAAATACAGATACCATATTGTATTTCCTTTTATTTCTGATGTAATTAATAAGTCTGCTGAAACTTGGTAGCTTTCTATTATGTCTTATGCCACCTAAAGCATCATAATACTCTTGTTCAGCTTTTTGCCATTTTGATTGTATATCAGGTGCTTCATTATTCATCCACCAAGATAAACTTATTTGATATATTATATACCACTCTATTGCTTTATGTAATTGTATAATATCAGGAACTAATGGAATGTTATCCTCATCTACAGGTATAGAGTAATACTTCATGTAAACACAATCATCTGTAAAATTAACAAGTATATCTCTACCTGAAAATCTCATTTCATAAGGAGATGAATGTAAAAGATTTAAACAGTCTTTACTGCTTTTCTCTTTTACATTTGGACTAAGCCTTAATAGTGTAGGATTTTCTAAATGATGAGTTATAGGTAGCTCATTAACGTATGTAGTCATTGTCCATTTACAAAGAGGGTCAGTTGCGTCACAGTTAAGTTGACAATTTTTTTCAGCAAGATAACACTCTTTAGATAATTCATAATATACAGAACTCACGTTTTGAAGTTGTTGTTCCCCCTTTGTAGAAAGTGTTGGCTTACATTTATAAGCACAATACAATTGTACAAAATCATTGGGTAAACATCCTTTATAATTATTAATTGGGATAATAGCTTCACTTTCATCCATTACGTTTATACCAATTGTACTTAAAACCTCATATAAATATGTAGGAAATTCACCCTCATCAAGCATATTTGTACCAGCGTATGATTTCAAAAATCTTTTAACTTTTGAAAATATAGGTGTTGCTGAAACAAATTCAATATGTTCACCACTAATTACAGACATTATTATAATCTATTTTTTGAGTAAAAATCAGAAGCAACCCAAGAATCATAAACTTTCCCACTCTTTATTTTTTTTGCTAATGCTCTTTTGAACTCTCTATGAAAATTAAATTTATAAGGATATAGTTTAGAGTTACTATATATACCTTTTGCATTTGTTGTTTTAAACCATTTAATATTAAAAATAAAACCAAAAGAATGTAGATTCAATAAAGGAATAGTCTTATTATATATTTTACTATTTTTATAATCGGGTTTTGTATAACGACCTTTAAACTTTGTAACAACTATATATCCAAGATTAAAAGGAAGTTTAAACCCTGATATATCATCTAATACACAATTTGTAATTTCTAAATTGCAAGTTTGTATTATTTTTTTAAAGGTCTTATAATCTACAAGGTCTCCATACTTTTCTACATATTGAGAATAAATTTCTTTTGATATAGTTGATTCTCGATTATTTATTTTTAGTTTACTTCCTTTAGCTGGCATAAATTATTTATCGTTTTGATTAAGATTAGGTTTTACGTCTTCGATAATTTGTTTATTTGCAGCAACTAAAGTTTTAATAGTTTCATTTTTTATTAATGATACCATGTAATCAGGAAAATTAAAAGGAGAATCTAAAAAAGAAAAACATTCATTTGACACACCATTAAGTACATCAACATCGTTTTTATATTTAAATGCTCCAAGAACATAAACATCCTCAATCTCAGAATCAGGGATATAAACATAATTATCTATAATCCAATAAAAATTTTTAGGGCCATATTTTCTATTCTTAAAATCCTTATATGTAAATGGTTCAATCTTTGTAAACTCTTTTGAAAAGTCTAATGTTAAAATTTTGACAATATTACCATAAGTTGATTCGAATGTTACAGGTAAAGGTTTACATGATTTCATTACCTTTCCTATGTAATTAAGGTCACACCCACAGTCTATTAAAGGGATTTCGGTAAGAGGGAAACAATCTATTTTATAGAAGAATGAATTATTTTTAAATATTTTTCTATACTCAGAATCAATTTTTAGAAACTGATTTGCAGCATCTTGTAGTTTATTGCATAGAAATCTATAGCTATATCTATCATCAAGATTTACAGCTTTTAATTCCGATACAATATCACTTATCACTTCTCTATATGTTTGCATAATCAAACTTAATTAAATATACGCAAAGATAAACATAAAAGTTAAAATATAAAAAACAGTAATTCTTTACAATTAAAAACCCCTGTGAAAACACAGGGGCTTAAAAACTACGAATATGAAAATTTTAAATGTTGTGGTTAAACTCAGCAATAAGACCGTTCTTCTTGTCAAATAAGAAAGCTTTTGCTGTTTTCTTTGACATGTATCCTTTACCATAATGCCATGCATCAGTACCTGATAAAGAAGGAATGATTTGAATTTGAAATCCAGGATATTCATCCACAGATACAAAATTCAGTTTTTTGGTTTTATGGAAGTGCCCAAGTTGACAATATCTGTGAATTGTTGAACCCCATATTTGAGGCTTCTCTGTTGCAAATATTAAACCAAGCATTGAGTGAGCTTCCTTATCACCGTGCGTCAACTGTATACCAACATTATAGTAACAGTAATATTTTCTAAGTTTAGCAGAATTATCAATGCGTACATTATCATTGTTATGATAGTAAGCATCCAATATTTCTCCAATTGTAAAAGTTATAGTTTCATCATGATTACCTGGTACTATTACAATATCAACAGGTGCAAGTTGTGAAAGATAATCAATTGTTTCAATTAAGATTCTTTTAACAGTTTTTACAACTTTATGAAATCTTGAATCAGAATCTTGTGGAGTTCCTTGTGTAGTTGTATTATTTTTATTATCAAAGTTAATTAAATCATTTCCTATTGGGAATAAAATTCTATCAACATTTGCAATATTAATATTTTCAAGTAAAGAATCTATAGCTGTTTTAAATCTTGCTTCTGCAATTTTTAAATCATAATCCTCTCCTGTTTCATCCCTATGTGACATTTTACCAAAGTGAATATCAGGAATTGATATTTCCAAAAGTTTTGGAGAAGTAGATTTAACTCTATCTATCTTTTCTGCTTTTGGAGATTTTGCATATAACTCCTTAATTAACTCATTCTTTTGAGCATATGCGTCTGTATCAATACCACGTTTAATTAGTTTAGCACATACCCTATATCTACCATTTGAGTTTGAACACTCCCATCCTTTTATAATCCACTCTTCAACATCTATATCACAAACTCGGATAAGGTCTTCAAGACTCCGTACCTCTTCATCCGTGCCAGTAGTAATAGTCATTGTATTATCAGTACTACTTGTAGTATAAGTGTAAGGAATATGGTCTATTGGAAGAACTTGATGATAATTAATTGAAGTTTCTACCAAGTTAGCCTTTCTCAATCTTTTATATATAGACCTAATCTTTTCAGTAGAAACCCCAAACTTTTCAGCAGTATCCTTATAACAGAATTGTTTACTTCTATCAATAGGATTACTAATTAAATAATCTTTTATTTCTTGTATTGAATTCATATATTATTGTAGTTTTTAAATTAACCGACCCACCCACCCATAGTCAAATCTCTTACGCAGAGAGACTTGCTATATAGTCACGTTTAACATTACGTAAACGCTTACAAATTCTTTCAATTGTTTCCAATTCAACATTAAATTTGTTAGCTAATCTTTCTGCACCCCACTTTAAATATGAAGGATTTGCTTTTAAAAAAGCACTAATTGATGTTTTTTTCATGACAGATTTTTTTGATTGTTAATAATAGAATACAAAGATACAACTATTATTTGATATGGCGAAATTTTTTTTGTTAAAAAAAATAAAAACCCTACTAAGAATAGTAAGGTTTATATAGAACAACCAACAAATTTCTTGTTTTAAGATAATCTTAACATTAAGTATAGTTTATAAATTTGGAAATGTGCGAAAAAAATCGTAACTTTGAGTTCCAAAGGAAGCTATACAAAATATAACTACTAAAATAGTAACCAACAAATTAATAAGCTCGACAAATTATTTAGTAGCCTGATATAAAAATAAATTATTAATCTGTGATTTACATACTATAGTATACTAAATAATGTATCAAATATAATAACCTCTTTTTTATATATGGCTACAAAATAAATTAAGTAATATTAAAGTGTATTTTTAACAAACTATTAAATGCAGCTACTCCAACATTACTAACCCTAATTACTGCACTACCTGTTGCTATTGATACAATAGATACATGCGCAATACCATTACCACTGTTTAATGCGGTAAGTTGTATCACAGAAGTACTAACAATTTTACTATTAGTAAGTGTAAATGTAAATGCGGTGTCTAATGCGTCAGTAAGAGCAACTGTTGTAATTACTCCTTTAACACCATTTGCTACTACGGCTGTAGTTTTAGAAGTTATTTGTGTAGCTGTAACTGCTGCCACAACTGGTGAAACTTCTTCCCAATCTTCTGTGGTTGAATCAAAATACTTTAATGTGGCTACATTGTCTGCAACAACAGCTTTTACTGGTAGGCTGAGACTTGATGTGGGACAACACTTATCATAAAAAGGAACATTCAATCTTTTATTAAAAGAATCACGTAACCATTTAGTAAGGTTAAATTTTGCTGATTTTTTAGTATCTACCTCTGCGGTTTCTACTAAGTGTTTTTGAATTACTGTATCTCTCATAATTTTAATGACCTATTTGTAAGCCAATAGGACAAGCTTTAGTTTATATTAAAATGTTTTTTATAAATTGCTAAATATTTTTTTCTGTCTTCTATTCCATTTGTTCCACCATTAATTCTTTTTGTAACTGAAATTATATCATCTTTATCAGCAAGAGCATTAATATTGTTAATACTCCAAAACCAACCTGCTGAACTAAGTGGGTATTTAGTTGATACTAAATCAGGACTTATTACTACATTATCAGGAACAAACTTACTGAAAGCAGCATAATTAGATTTACCTGTTAGTTGAATACATCCCCTACCTCTATAATTAAATCCATCTTTACTTTCTTCGTTTCCATTACCCATTCTATTAGCATATACTCTACTACCTATTGCTACAGGTTTACGAGCGTATTGTTTAGCCTGTGCAGGTGTAAAATACTTTTTAAAAATATTTAATAAGCCTTGTTCAGAGTAATTTAGATTTTCTGTAAACATTCTAAAGTTGCCTGATTCATGTGCGCATTGTGCTAAAAAATGAGCTAATCTTAATTCTGTGTTAATACCAAATGTTTTCATTACAAAGGGTAATTCCTCTTTTATACTAAGTGGTACTGGTAAGTTAAGTAAATTCATAATTAATATTTTATCATTAATACTCCTGTTGAAGTTTTATATTAATGTTATTGTTTTTGTTACACCATTAATTCTTATTTTTAATCCTGTATTTGTATTTGATTCTAGCCAAATATCACCATCATTAGGACTTGTTGGAGCAGAACCTACTCTTAATCTTAATGCTGCATCTGCTGTTGTACTTGCTCTTAAATCTAATACTGCTGTTGGAGTTACAGTTCCTATTCCTATACGACCTGTAGCTGTACCTGCTATTGAAGGGTCACCTGTTGTAGTTGCATAAGTATTTATTCCAAAAATAATACTTCCAATATTAATACCATTTGCTCTTGTGTTAGGAAGGGAAATATTTGTACCAATAATTATATTATTAGAACCAATAGTATGAGCATTAGTATAATTATATATACCTGCCTTATATCCAATAAGATTTGAATAGCTTGCATTAGTCGCTCCTTGTCCTGCCGAATAACCAATAAAGTTTGAATAACTTGCATTAACTGCTAAATAACCAGTTCCATATATTCCAGTAACTCCAGCCCCTATAAAGTTTGAGTTATTAGCATTAGTAGCGTATTCTCCTGCACTTGAACCAATAAAATTTGAAAATGAAGCATTTGTTGCTCGATTCCCTGTTTGGCTTCCAAAGAAATTAGAGTTGTTTGCTTCTATTGCAGAACCACCTGACCAATATCCAAAGAAATTAGAATGATGAGCATTAGTTGATTGATTACCAAATCCATCTAATCCGTATGCTGCATATGCACCTATAAAGTTTGAATATGAAGCATTAGTAGCGTATGTTCCTGAAACAGCCCCAATAAAAACTGAATTACTTGCATTAGTTGCACCATTTCCGCTATCTGTACCAATAAAAACTGAACTATTTGCTTCTGTTGCAGCACCACCTGCTCCATTTCCTATAAATTGAGATTGGTGAGCATTAGTTGAATAGGCTCCTGTCTGATGTCCAATAAATTGTGAATCATTTGCACCTGTTGCTAAATAACCTGCACCTCCTCCAATAAAATGTGAATGGTCTGCATTAGTTGCTCCATTTCCTGCATCAGAGCCTATAAAAACTGAATTATATGCATTAGTTGCACTTACACCAGTATTTTTTCCTATAAAGTTTGAATTATTTGCATTAGTTGCACCATTTCCGCTATCTGTACCAATAAAATTAGAACTACTTGCTGCTGTTGCAAGATTCCCTGCATTTATTCCAATGAAATTTGAATAGGTAGTATTATTTGATAAAGCTCCATTTTCATTATTAATAAAAAGAGAATTATTCTTTTGAGTTGCAAAAAAATCACCATTTATTCTATACTCATTAGTAGCATTTATTACACCATTAACACGAGTTGTTGTGGTAATAGTATTATTATAAATAGAAATACCAAATGACCAATATTCATCACCGCCATGACCAGTATCGTTAGCAAAAGTTACTTTAACTCCATTACTTAATAATTGAGGAACATTTGGGGTAATGATAAATGAACCAGAATTAGTATAATCTGTCCAATTAATTGTATCTGGTGAAAGAGAGGAAATATTAAAATCATAGTTTATATATGAATCTGGTGTAAAAGTGTGTGTACTAAAATCTATAGTTGCATCGTCAAGTGGTGCTATATATGCTTCAAAATAAGGAGCAGCAATATCAGTAACTACTTCAATAGTATCTTCACTAACTACTTCACCAACATCTAAATTAAAAGTATTATTCCTATTACCAATTCCAACTTTACCACCTTCGGAAATATATATTCTTTCGATATCATTTGTTTTTATACTAAATCCTACATTATCATTAGTACCTGCACTATTAATATCGGGGTCTGTTCCATTATTACCATTTAAATCCCATCCTGATAAGCTTAGAATAAAAAGTTCCCAAACTGCTGCACTTGTAGTAGCATCTATACAATTATAAGTTTCCCCTGCATCAGTTATCCATCTTGAACCTACTACATATCCTTTTGTATCATCATCTGTTGAAGTAGGTGCTATAGCTTGGTGTGCAACTTCTCGTATAGTAAAACCATCTTGTTGCATAGTAAATAATCTACCTGCATCCCATTTCAACTTATATCCTACACTACATTCTAATTCAATACCTCCATTACCACCATATCCTGCATCTGTAGTTCCTTGATGAATACTACTACCATTATTAAATGCTATGGCAGCATTTAAATCCATTGTACCACCTGATTTAAGCAATACTGAACCACCATCTCCTCCTAAATCAATTGTTCCTAATAAACCACTATCATTATAAACACCCATTATAGCATCTGTACCAAAAATTAAACCTCTTTCAAGTGGAGCTTCAGGGTCAGTTAAATCAGGTGCTTCTAATACAACTCCTTCTCCACTACGAATATGGAATCCCATACCAACATATATTTTGGTATCTGCTCTGTCAAATGTTATATTGGCAGGGTCACCTTCCCCATATCTACCAATATATAAACTACCTTTTATAGTAGCATTATTGATATTATTTATGTCTTCATCATTTATATCAACATCTTGTATTGCTGGAAAAGTAGACCATAGAGAAGCATTTCCACCTCCTTGTGTAGCCCAGTTTCCATTTGTAATTCCACTTACTAATGTATAAGTAGTAGAATCTTCCAAAACATAAGTTGACATGCCTTCCCATCTTTCATTTAATGGAATAGCATCTCTTTCTGCAAGTGTAGCAACTTGCATTTTTGTTTCTATGGGTTTATTAGTAACTACTTCAAGACTATCTATTATTGGTATTGCCATTATAAAATAAAGTTTAATATATATCCACTTACAGTAAGTAGATTGTTTGATTCATATACATTATATTGTACACTTTGTCCATCTAACATTGTAAATGTAGGAGTAGTTAAACTGAATGCTGATGTAACATTGAATGCTCCATCATCTATTTGCGTTAATGCTCCATATGTAGATGGATATGCAAAGTATATCTTTTGATTTGAAGGTGAGAAAGTAGCAGTTTTATCTCCACTTGTCTGAACAAGTTTTGTTAATCCTTTTATACCAGCTTCATTTAATGCTGCTGTTCCTACTCCACGATAATAAGGATATACTAATGTTCTTATTCTTGTGTTTGATTCTATTGTAGTAGTCCCATCTGATACACTTGTACTAAAGGTTTGTAATATTGGTGTTGTTGAAGTATTATCTGTATTAGGTGTAGAATGAATATATGAAGCAGTTTCTCCACCTATATCAACAGGAGCAACATCACTAATTTCTATATCATTTAACAAGAATAAAAATTCAGTAATATTTAAACTATTTTTTGTTGATGTTCCTGTTATTGTAATATTTGTTGACCCTGTTGTTTTTTCGAATACGCTATTAGAAGGTGCTGATAAAACTATACTTGGGGCCAAGTAAGGATATAATAATTGTTCTAATGTATCAATAACTCCTTGTGTACCAAGATTTTCTCCTAAGAGTCCTATTACATCTCTTGTGATAACTCTATTTGCATCAAAATCATTAGGTGGAATATTCACAGTAGTGTTCCCACTTATATCAGTAGATACCTCTACATTACCTGTAAAATTAATAGATTTAGTATCCTCTTCAATAATAATCCCTTCCGATAAGATACGAAGTTTTTTGATTACTTGTAAATCTTTTATGTCACAAAGTATTTTATTTAATACTTGATTGATATATGTTAAATTCATGTGTTAATAAATTTTATTAATTTTTCACCAAGATATCCATGTAGCCAACATTTTGCTTCTTCATTATGAATACCTCTATCATTACATATTCTATTTGTTGTATGAAATAATTCATGAAAGAAAGTATTACATATTTGGTAATTATGCAAAAGTATAAAATATTTATTTAAACCTTTTATAGTCCATCCACTGGCATCCACTATAATAGATGAATCCAATTTATATTTTTTACATAAGGATATAGCAAAATCTTTAATTTCATTTTCTGTATTAAATATATGTAATTCTACAGAGCATTCGTATATGTCAACTGTTATATTAGCTGCTCTCATTTTGCTATTATTATACCTGTTGCAATTCCAATTCCCAATGGAATTAACCACTTTAGCCTTTTCTTTTTAGGTTTGTATATTGCTGAATTACTGTTCTCAATCTTAATATACGGATTTTTATTGAATATTTGATATTGTATTTTTCCATGCTTTAATTCTATAAATCTTCCATATGTTGTATCAGGAAGAATTAATGAATTAATTACCATTCCTTTCTTTAATACTGTAGCATCAAACTTAAAATAAGGAGAATCTACTCTATATGTACGAGGTACATTTATCATAGAATCACTAATATATTGCTCTGTAATAACATATGGATATGGAATACTATCCACTTCATATACAAAGAAGCTATCTAATTGCACTCTTGTTTTATTATTATAATATGCAATTACTTCCTTAATCTTTCTTTCCTGTTTGTTTTTAAGATTGAAGATTGTATCCGTGTATTCTTTTAATGATTCCTTATCTCTTAAAATAGTAACTTCTTGAGTTTTTATAACTTCTCCTTGTTTGTTTACAATAGAATCAAGTTTTTGTTTATCAATTTGTGTAAGTTTATATTTATCTTCAAGTTCTGTATATTTCTCTTTATTGCACTTATTTACTATATTTAGTAAAAATAGTACTAAGATACTATATATTATGTATTTATACTTCTTCATTAGGATTTGTAAATTTGTTGTTTTCATATATAAATTCAGTTGATACATATAGATTAGTTACATCTACATATTCATAATCTGGTAATATTACCTTTGCAAAATCTATACTATCACAAATGATAATATTTTCTACGATTTTATTTTTAATTAATGCTATTCTCATTACATAAATTGAAAAAAGTTACTATTAGCTGCACTTGAAAAATAAGTTAATTGGCAAAAACCTTGTGCTCCTGCTGCTCCACCTCTTGAAGCTGATACATTGAATCCTGCTCCACCGCCTCCACCATATATATTTCCTGCTATACCAGCGGCTTGAGTATTTCTACCATTACCACCGCCTCCACCATTTAATGATTTAGCTGCTCCTGCTGTTATACCAGATGCACTATTACCAATACCTGTTGAACCAGCACCGCCACCGCCACCACCTGATAACGCACTTGTTCCATTTGCACCATCTCCACCTTTATAAACGGTGTCTCCAATTGAAGAAGCTGATGAACCTACTCCACCCAATTGAGTTCCTGAACCAACCACACCAAACGCTCCACCTTGAGCAAATGCAGTTCCTACGGCTGAAAACCAACTATCTCCTCCTACTGCCCCACTTGTATTAGCACCTCCTGCACTACCTCCTGCTCCAATAGTAATAGTATAACTATTCCCTGGAGTTACAGAAATCACTTTTATTGAATAAGCACCACCTGCTCCACCACCACCACCTCTATTAGTGGTAGCACCTGACCCCGCACCACCACCACCACCTCCCCATAATTCAACAGTAACAGATGTTACTCCTGCGGGGCATACCCATGATGTACTTGATGTAAATGTTTCTACTGCCATGATTTTATTATGCTGAAGCTATACATCTCCATTTTGATGTTACTGAATTCCAAACAAAACCTATATCTAATCTATTAGTACTTACAGTCGTTGTTGGTAAAGCTATTGTTGAAGCTTCAAATGAAGTACCCCATGTAATTGCTCTTGCTGCTGTACCAGTTATAACTATCCATAATGTTTGGCCTTCAGTTGGTGTTCCTGAAAGATTTGTTGTGAAAGAAGTAATATCTGCTGTTTGAGCAGTTATTAAATACATATCAACATTATCTGTATTTATAGTTGGTGTAGCAGAAGATGTTGTAGTTCCTGTTCTTTTTGTTATTCTTTTATTAGTAAATGTAGTTGTACTACTTGCTGCTGGTAATGCGTTAATTTGTGTTTGAATTGCTGAAGTTACACCTTTTACATATGAAAGTTCTGTTAAATTTGGATATGTAGAAACTGCAAGAGATGCTATTGTAGATGAACTATTGAAATATGCTATTTCATTATTTGTTCCACTTAATGTAGCAGCTTTTGTATTTAATTGAGTTTGAATTGCACTTGTAACACCCTTAACATAACTTAATTCAGTTAGAGAAGGATATGTAGCTGTTGCTAAAGATACTAAATTCTTACTTGCATCTGTTGCTATTAATAATGATGCTGTTAAAGAGTTTGCTGTAATTATACCTGCATTTGATATAGCTACTTGATTACTTGTTCCAAATATTGCACTCTCTGCACCTAATGCATATTTATTTGTAAATGTTACTAAAGAACCTGCTACAGGGTCTCTTAAAAAAGTTGTTATATAATTTGTAAAGGTTGTTGAATTACTTGCTGCAATTGTGTTTCCACCTAATACATTTGTATATGCTGTTGCTACAGTACCACTTGAACTTGTGTCAGTGAACGTTGAGGATATTCCTCTTATTCTTATACCATTAGTTGTCCATGCTGTAGATGAAATATTACCTGTTAAAGTAAGAGATAATGCTGCTGCAATAGCCCCTAAAGAATCTACTTGGAATTGAGATGATGCTCCTACAGAAAATGTAGAAGTGGGAGTAGGTGTAAGAATGCCAATTTTTCCACCACTACTACCTATAATAGATGGATTACCTGTTGTAGTTGCATATGTTCCTGTACCAAATAGCACTCCTCCTAAATTTATAGCATTTGCAGTAGCATTAGGTAAAGAAATATTTGTACCAATAATAATGTTGTTAGAACCAATGTTATTAGAAATAAAACTATAACCTACTTGATAACCAAAAAGATTTGAATATGAAGCATTTGTTGCTTGGAATCCTGTATTTGCTCCAATAAAATTTGAATATGAAGCATTTGTTGCTTGATAACCGCTATTAAAACCAAAAAGATTTGAATTAGAAGCATTTGTTGCAGCATTACCTGAGTTAGAACCTAAAAAGTTTGAATATAAAGCATTTGTTGCAGCACTACCTGAGTTAGAACCTAAAAAAAATGAACCATAAGGTGCTGTACCTGCTGCAATTAAACTAAGTGAATTTTCATAAAACCTAGCAGCACTTTGATTATTTCTTTTTATTACAAAATCTATATCATCTATTGTACCAATAAAGTTTGCACCTGCTATTGTTCCTGCATTTCCTGTATTACCCCATTTATTATTTAATTGAGTTTGAATAGCAGATGTAAGTCCTTTAATATAGGATAGTTCAGTTAATGATGGATATGTAGCAGTAGTAAGAGAACCAAGTGTATTTGAATCAACCCAATAAGATAATTGATTTGTTGTACCACTACCATCAATAGCATCTGTAATACCATAACCGCTTAATGTAGTTGGTGTACTTATTATTGTACTCCATGCTTGATTATGTGTACTCCATTTACTTGCACCTTCAAATGTAGCAGGACTAACAAATTGGTCTGTTATTATTCCAGCATTTACATCGCTTTGTGTTGCTTGGAAAGGGAAAGAACCCATAAATATCCAAACTGCACCATCACTATAATAATATCCTTTACTATAATATGTTCCACCTAATGTTCCCGGCAACCAATTTGTACCTTGTGAATTTATTACTCCATATTTCTGACCTGTTACTGTATTAGCAGCAGGTAAATCAGCATATGTATTTACATATGTAGTAAATGTTTGAACTGGAAGTTGAGCTAAAGGAACTACACCTAATACTAAATCTGCCTTGGTTAATAAGGTAGAGTTTATTGTTGTAATGTCTCCTTCTATAATTGATACAGCAGCTTCTAAATCATCAAGTCTTTGTAAGATTTCTGTTAAATCTCCACCTCCACCTTCTTCTAAAATAGTTAACCTATCAAGAATATCTTGAATTTGAGCATTTATCTCAACGTCTTCGCAGCTTAGGCATTTTAACCTACGCTTTAAGTTCATAATTGCTATATCAAATTCTCTAGGACTCATATTCTTTTATTAAATCTTCTATGCTTTTGTTCTTATATGTTTGACGAGCATGTAAATAATATCTTAACCCATATTTGTTAAAATCATTTTCAAATCCATCCATTACATATCCTTTAAACCCTATTGATTTCATTTTTCTAAAACCATCTGCTTCAGCAATAAAATCTTCTTTTGTATCTATTTGCTTGTTCCAATAATTAGGTCTATAATACATATCACATCCTGATTCCATCCACCTTATATAATTAATATAATCATTTGTTGGAACAAAAAAACAATTAAACCTGCTTCCATCAAAATTTGTTTTATCAGGAAATTGTTTATATGATGAATATGCTAAAATATCAAATCTTTTATTTGGTATAGCATTTGCTATTTTGGTATAGTATTGTAAAAAATATTCTGTTAAAGAATACCATCCTCTTTTAACATAAAGTGTATTTTTAGCAGGGATTGAAAAGCTATCAAAATTAGTACCATCAGGAGGAAATAAGTTTAATATATCTAAATCAATATTACTTAATTGCTCTATTACTTTATTAATAAATATTGGATTATCATATTGAAACTTAACAAAATCTCCATCTTCATTTACTTTTTGAAGGCTTCCATTAGTATCTCTTGCTATTAGATTAATGTTATTTGGGTCTAATGCCCAATCTTTTTGAAGGGAAACTTCTATAAATGTATCCCTATTTCTTCTTGAAATACATCTATGTATGTTTAACCATTCTCTAACATCTTTATTTAATACTTTCTTCCATTCACACATTACATATGGTAACTCATATGTAACATTTAAATCTCTAAGAGGAGTAACTATAGTTTTATTCTTTACTGTTATAGTAGGAGATTTCCAAATATAACCATAAAATCTTTCTAAGTATTCATAATATCCCCATAAGCAAGACTGTTCTGAACCACCTTTGATATTACACATTCCTTTAATTATTCTTAAATTAAATTCATAAATATCTAATGATAAATCAATATCTATATTAACTACTGCTGATTCATTTACTAAAATTGCATCAGGATATTGTATTAAGCACTTATTAAAAATGCTTGAAATTGTTTTTATTCTCATATTGGAGGTTCTAAAGGATTAGTTGTAGACTCAACAATAGATTCTTCTTTTTTAAAGAAATCTTTAATATTAGTTGTTAATTTTACAATAGTTTCCCAACTTAATGAAAAATAAGCCATAAATAATACTAAAAAGGTATATATTGTAGATGTTAAAAAATATCTAAAATCCTTAGAAAAGTACCCTATCATAACACCAATAATAGAAGGAATTAAATAACTTAATGCTATTAATCTTCTACTACTTGTACCTGAATTAGGTTTTAAAAGGTTTAATAAAAACTTTTTCATTTATTCATTTTAGAAACTTGATACTCTATTCTCTCTACTTGTTTTTCAAGCCACGCTTCATCTATTTCAGATAGAGTGATAACTTCATCAAATGTAATACCTAAAATACCATTCCATTTTCCTTGAGTATTTATTTTATAAAACAAAGCAGATTTTACATTATATGCTAAATGAAACTTTGATAATTCGTCATTTTCTTTTGTTTCATCTGTAAATATGAAACGTTTAGTTACTTTTAACCTATTCATATTTCTCTTAAATCCAGCTACTGGTAAGTTTTGCATTTCACGTAATACACTTGCTGCATCTTCTCTATTACGTTCAGCCATAATACTAAAATACTTCAAACTATACCCATCTGCTGTTTTACTACCATTGCTAAATGCCCAATAACTACAACGATAAGAATTTAATCTTTCTTTGATTCCTTCCATGATATCACCTATCATATCATCATAATCATCATCATTTAAATCTGGTTTATTTTTTTTCTTTTTGTGCTCCTGAAACCACTTAATTGAACCACTAATAGCAATTACTAAAATTGTTAATGTTTCTCCTATATCCTTTGCTGCATTAAAATCCATTCTATTACTTCTTTAATTGTTTAATTTTTCCCAAGCTGCACCTGTATATCCCCAAAATCCTTTTGAAGTAAAAGTACCATTTGTATTCGTTACGTAAATTAATAATCCTTCTGCTGGACTTGCTATTGCACTACCTTGTGTTGCTGTCATTCTTGGTGGTAAAAATCCTTGAGTTGTACTATCTACTTGCAGTGCGGCAGTTGTTTGAAAAGATGAAACTCCTACTCCTAATCTATTATCAATTAACACTCTATCAGTAGAACCAATAAATAATGCTCCATGATTGGCAGTTATTCCTTGGTCATTAATACTTACTGTTCTGTTCATTGCATTTCCACCAACTATTTCAATTTTAGCATTTCCACTTGAGGGAGCATTATTTACTACTCTTAAACCAGTAAATGTAGAAGTATTAACTACTCCATATATTTCTACTGGTACAGAAGGAGTAGTAGTACCAAATCCTGTATTACCATTAAAATAGTTTACATCACTTGCTCCAGCTTGATAAATACCCCAACTATTAGTTATAGTTGCTGTATCATCATTATTTACAATAGTAGATAAATCTTCACAATAGAAACCATATATATTAGGTATTGTTCCCCCATAATTTTCGGGTATATATGCATCAACAGATGATACTGCTCTATATAATGTAACTGATTCTATATCTCCACCTTCTCCATCTATAGCTGCATTAACGCCTAATCTTGCTGCAAAGCAATTAATATTACCATCAATATTAGCATTAGACGGTTGTGATATAATACCTGATATACTGGCATTATAAACTCCTGTTAGGTCTAATGTATTTGTAGCATCAGTGGCCATTGACTGAAATCCAAGAATAGCATAACTATCTACAGTAGGACTATCATCAATATAAACTTTATTTACATATAAAGGATTTACATCAAATCTTGTTGCATTTGCAGAATGTACAACTTGTAATACTGCTACATCTGTATTATTAAATCCTCCTATGGCAGTATTATTCTTAATCCAAAGAGTATTTGTTACTAAATCTCCTTCTGTAGCAGCATCAATAACAGTAGGTTCAATTAAATTTCCCCCAAGTGTTATAGTATTACTTGTTCTTGTTAACCCATTATTAAATGTTAAAACACTACTAAAAAAAGTTTCTTGTAGTTCTGATAAACTACCTGATTGTATATTACCATCTGGTAGAGTAAAAAGAAAATTTACGGTATCTTCATCAAAGTCATCTCTTGATGATGGGTACATGGGTAATTTAAATAACTCTCCTGATATGATAAAATCATAAATTGTTGTGTTTATAGTAGTATCTTTTGTAAGATTACCCCCAAGTTCCACATATGAATCAGTCTGTGATATTCCATTTCTTGTAAGAATATTAACATCTACCCCATCACACAATAAAGTATTTATTTTAACGATTATGTCTTCAAGTGATGTGTTACCACCAATATCTAAACAGGACAACCTTGCAATAGATGGTTCATCTAATTTAAAGTAAACACATGCTGAGTCAAGAAAATACGAACATTTTTTTGATGTACATGGTGAACAGTTTATATCTAAGTTGTACACAGAACTTGAGTTATTGCACCCACAATTATTCATTATATATTATTTTATATTGCTGCTAATGTTGCTTTTTTCCAACCAACGGATGTCTTTATATAAATAAAGCTATCATCCCATGTAATATTACCAATTTCTCCGTTAGTATCACCTGTTGCGCTTGGAGTATAATCATTTCTTAAACGAAGGGCTTGATAACCATTTGTTGTAGCAATATCTATTTGAGAGGTTGGCGTAGTTGTATTTCCAAAACTTGTAAATCCTGCAAAATAGTTATTATCACTTTCTCCTTCTTGATAAATACCCCATCTATTAGTAATAAGACTTAAATTAAAAGAATTAGACCTATTTAATAAAATTCCATAGTAATTTGTTATTGTAGCAAAATCTACACCACCAGGTACATAATAAGGAGAGCCAATAGCAAGGGTTGCTGCATGACTGATTGTAGAAGATGTTGTTGTTTCCTCTAAAATTTGAAAAGATAATCTTGATGTATATAAAGCTCTTACTGATGTACCAACTAAATCTGTAGCTTGAGAAAATGTTAAATTTTCGTTATTTGTTTTAAGATTAACTGTACTGACATTTGCACCAACAACTGTAGAGTTGGGAACAGTTGATGAACTATCTAAATTTAAAACTAATCCATTATTACTTGCTGTAAATACCTTACCTGTTGAAAATCCACCGTCTATAGTTAAGTCAAATGAGCTTAACATATTACTATATGTTAAAAAATCTGTAACATTTTTTGTTGACACAACCCCAAATTGAGTAATATCAAAATTATTTAGATATGTAAGATAATCATTACCAAACCAAATATTTTTTGCCTCAAGCGCAAATTCATGAGTTCCTGTAACTTCTGATAATACCGTATCTTTTATAAGGCTTCCGCCAAGTTCAATTAATCCAAGATTTGTTGTAATACCATTTTGTCCTGTTTGCAGTGGAACTGAAACGGGGGCTACATATAAACCATTACTATTTGCAATAAGAGCGTTGGGTTGAGTATTGTCAACAATTACACTTCCTGTTAAGGTATGGTCTGCTGTTCCCGATGTAGTAAAATTAATTGTTTGACTATCGTTTGCTGTTATATCAGTTTCTGTTATAGAAATTGCAGAAAATAATGGAGTAAAATCAACAGAGTTACCACCGCTTATAGTTAATATATTTGTTAATAAATTTAACGAAAGTGTTTGATTATCTAAGTCTGGTGGAAGTGTTATCGAATTACCACCCGATATAGCTAATTCTCTTGATAGTGTATTATAACTTAATGTTTGTGCAGCTACTGACGCAGGTGTGGCAACATATAATCCATTTACTAATGTTTGTAAAGTATTACCAATATTTGGAGATACTCTAACATTTGCTGATATATTATGATTTTTTGTACCTGACGCTAAAAATGAAATACTATTCGTACTTGATACACCTATTGATGGACTGACATCTGTTGGAGTTAACGTACAAATTTTATTTACAAGTTTTTGTAGAACTTGTTTTACTGTGTCATTTGGTAATATCCCTATAGAACAATTATCTGCAATAACAGGAACATTATTTACGTCAACTGTTGTTGATAGAGCGGATAATGTATTTGTTAAAGTTGCAATATTTGTTTTAGCCTGACACAATTGTGTTGCAACAGCTTCTGCAAAATTTTTAAATGTTAATATTGTAGTAGTATCATCTAAACATTTTAAATCATAAGCACTAAAATCATATGGATTTATACTACATAATTTTACATCTATTTTCTCTAAAATAGTTTTTAAATTTGTCCCACCTGTAACACCTATACATGGTAATCCACTATCTGAAAATAAATTAAAATATATACATTCCGCATCAGTTGGCGGAATTGGACAACCTTTGTTTGTGCAAGGGTCAATAGTAGCAGTACATGGAGTTTCAGGACATCCACAGTTTGTAGTTGACATTAGTTAATTTGTGTTTTTAGTGAACAAATTTCCTTTGCAAGAGTTGACAAAATAAATGAAAGTTTATGTTCATTACCAGGAGTACAATTATATTGTCCTAAAATACATGATAAGTCTATATTTAGTACTTTTTGAAAAACGTCTAAGTTATCAAAATCTTCTTTTAAAGTATCAAAATCTTCTTTTAATTGACAATAATTGGAAACCAAACTTTTAACATAAGAATTTAATTTTTCAGTATCTTCAACAATTAAACATTGTCTTGTTAAATCATTTGTGGAAATTGCCTTATTTATTTTGTTTAATAGTTTATCAATACTTAGTATAATATCATCTACTTGTAGCACACATTGCACGTTAGTATAATCAAAAGATTCTAACTTATAGCCAGGCCATAATACACAAGATGCTGATATGACAGCAGAACATGTATTTTTATTTTTTGCAAAAACGAAAGGTTCCATTAGTATAATGCTTTTCTATTTTTTTGTTTATTGCTTTTTTCTACAAGATATATATCTTTATAAATAGAACAATAGTTAATTTTATTTTTCAAACCATATTTTATATTATCCAAAAGTTTTTTGCCGTTTACCGATAAATTTTCTAATCTATTATTCATAAACAATCGTTTAAACTTAAAATATGATTTTGTATAATATCAAGATTCCTTTTAAAGGAACATATATATGTTGGTGAATTAAATACAGATTTTAAAACACCATTATATGAATTCAATGTTTGTGAATCAATTAAACTTTTTTCTTTCATACACTTTAATATGTTAAAGAAAAAAATTGCATCATTTAATACATAGTTACATGGTTCTATAATAGTTTGTTGTACTATTGTTTGAATGTAAGGGGTTGAACTTTTTCCACAACTACTACACATATTAATCTGTTAAACTATTAACAATTTTTAATGCTTTTTGATATAGTTCTGTTGCTATATCTTTTTTACCAAAAACTGCATTTGCTTTTGCAGATGCTAATAAAAAATTAATTTTTGATACTTTTGATTCTATTACTGCTGAATCTGGACAATCACAACATATTGTTTTTTGCTCAAGATTTTTATATAAAATTTGCTTTAATGTAGAATCTCTAAATATAAATTTTGTATAATTTACAGACTCATATGGGCAAATTGCTTGTGTAATTTCGTATACTCCATCTTGAAGTATTGCAAAATCTCCGTTATGCAAAGTTAAGCCTAAAATATGAGAATTCAATATATTTAATTTGTTTGGATTATAGGGAACTTTCACAGAAGACTCTATTCCAGGTGTCTTAACAATAAATACAGGACTATCAGGATTTTCATGATATTGACTTAAATCCAATAAGGGAATTGTGTGTAAATCATCTACATCTAAATAATCAAATGTGAGTGTTGTTTTTTTAATCATGATATATGTATATTAAAAAAAGGGTAAGTAAGTATTAAACTTACTTACCCTTTTTTTTTGTTTAGGATTTTATATTAAAGAACAACAGGGTCAATTGGTAAGTTAGCACTAACAATATAGTCGTTGATAGCTGTCTCAAACGTTTTACCCATTCCTTCTGGGAAGTAGAAGAACGCATGATAACTATCTGTATATTTTTCACTCCATCCACCAGTTTTGTAATCAAAATCAAACTCTATAACATACTCATCATAGAACTTATTTGGGTCTGTTATAAATTCATATCCTTCAATCTCTCTTACAACAGGATTGAAAGAACGTTCTCTGAGATTGTAGCTTTTAGATACTTGCTCATGTTTACGAATTTCAACACCATGTCCAGCAGGGTATTGGATACTTTGAATTTGTTTAACATTCCATTCTTGTCTTGATGGTAAATTATTATAGTTCGGGTCAAAACATGAAACAGTGATATGTACAGGGTCAGCCTCATAAGTGAAGTGGTCAAAAGTACATTCATTAGTAATTCTATTTACAAATGCTGTTTCAATTTTAATACCACATAGACAACCATTGGTAGGTGTAGTAGGAACTTCTATCCAACGAACTTGCTCAAATGTGTCAAGTTTAGGGAATACAAGTTGGCTATACGAACAACCTTCTGATACGCATTGTGAATAAACTGTAGTTTCATATGTGTGAACACAGTCTCCATCAGCATCTACAAGACTAACAGTTAGGTCGGGATATGCTGCTTGAATATCAGCAAGTCTTGTTGTACCACAAACTGTGTCAGCTACTGTAAGTCTGAATACTTTTGCATACTTTAACAAAGTTTCTACTTCTACCCATGCACTTGTTGTTGCAGAGGTTAATACACAAAGGTCTCTATTTGTTTCATATTTAAATGTTACCGATGATACTGCTGGGCCTGATGAGGCTTCAATAGCAGCTTCGAGTGCAGCAATACTAAATTCAACTTGTGAAACTACAATGTAATTATCATTAGATACTTTCACTGCATATGCAGCGGCTAAAGCATTAGCAGTATTAACTTTTGAAACAATCGTTGCAGAAATATTAGCATTAGCATCTTCTGCTACAACAGCATAAACAAAACCACCAGTTTCTTTAGTATAACCTGTAGGACAAACAGAACAGTTTGGAATTACTACAAATCCTTCATTAGAAATTGCTGTTGGAAGAGTATCTGTATCTTTTATAATCTGATAAACTGATACGGCTCCTTCTACTCCAATACGAGTAACTGTAAAGTCAGGATATTGTGCTTGAACTATACCTAATGCATTATCATCACGAGTATCACAAAGACGTGCCTCGAATCTGTAGCAATCTTCTGTATCACCAGTTGGCGCGCAACTTTTAATAACAGATGCTTTAACGAAACGATTTACTTGTGGGTCGCTATTGATTTGTGCAACGATATTATCAACAATACCTTCACAGCTTACAGTTGCGCAATCATCTGCACATTCTGCTGTATACGGAACTTCATAAGAATATTGACGCATTAGACCTTGTCTTGTATAAAACTTGTCAATTGGTGCACCAGATAAATTAAGAAATACGTGACGTACATCACCAGGATAAGCAAATAATGTGTCTGTGTCTGTAACATCTCCACTATTACCAACTACAACTATTTGAGTTCTACCACGTTTTGCGGCTTTACCTCTAAAGTTTTTAATTTTTCTACCCTTAATTGGTTTAGAGTAGATGTTCTCATTCGGCACACCCGACATAAGACTCATTCTGCCTTCGATGTTAGGAGTACCCCATACGAATTGTAAGGCTTTTGTTGTCGCGTAAGTGGGAGCGGTTACTGCCTTGTACGTACTGATATCAAGGATACCAAGTTGTCCAACAGCAATAGTCTCCACGGTTTTACCTTGCGCGAGTAAGGCTGTATTGTTTGCAACAAATACTTGCCTAAACGATTGATTTAAACCCATTTTGAAAATTTTAGTTTATTGTTTTTAAAAATTATTTTTGTATTCTTTGTGCTGACATTTGTGCTTGCTCAGCATTTTCGTAATTAATTGATACTTCTACAATACACCTGTTTAATATATCATCTATGGATGCATCTTTTATATCAGGATTTATTGTTTTAGATTTTTCACCACTTATCGTTATATATCCCTCTATATCAATATCAATAGGTTCTCTATAATAACTAATTAGTTGTTTGTCAATTGAAAAATCTGTTTTGTAAACAATTAATTTTTTCTTTGACTCCTCTGTGAATGTTTCTTCAAAATCAAATGATGGATTATCATTAGTATTTTGTTGAACAGTATTTCTATTTCGAGGATTTTTTGGAAAGTTGTATAATTTTCTTATACACTCTCTACGTTTAGCTATTGAGTAAGACGATGTTAGTTCTTCAAAATTTTCAGGAACTTTAAAAATGTCTTTATCTTTTAGTTCTTCTATTTTTTCAATTTCTACATCAGGAACATATAAGTCAGATAATATATTTTGAGATTTAAATGAGTATGGCTCATCCAATACATCATTCAACCAAATTCTTTTTTGCTCATTAAAAACTAATACAAATTCACCTTTTGATATATTTATTCGAGTGTTTGTATCATTTTTATTAAGCTTTAAAAGAAATCTTTTATATACTTCAAGTGATGTCATTAGTTAGTCTCAATCTCTTCTTTAATTGATAAAAATTCTGTAGCAAATTCAGGTGATTGTAAATTGTTATATACGTTATCAAGAGTCTTTCCAATTGTTACTTGACCTCTTTGATAGTAGCCATTTACATATTTAATGATTTTACTTCTTACAGCTTTATCAATTACTATTTTAAATTGAATTTCTTCAATTGATTTATCAGTAGCTTTTATAAATCTGTTTATATCAGATTCATCTTTACTATCAATATATAATGATGAAAACATTTCATACAAATCATCTTCACTAAGTTTACTATGGAATTTTTTACCATCAAGATATTGTCCGATAAGAACCATATATTCTTTTCCTTTTTCAGAAATTTCTATAAGTTTCTTAGTTGCTTTATCTCTTAGTTTTCTTAATGAAACACTTTGTTTTGTAATAGAACTTGCTACGTGGGTATAATACTTACAAGCTAAAAATCTTGGGTCACCTGCCGCTTCTTCAGAAGGAGCCGCATACTTATTTGCAAGAAGGAGATGATATACAATTTGATGCATAGGGTTTGATTTATTTAAAATCAAATCTTCATCAGCTTGTATTCTAACTCCAAACTCTTCCCAAAAAGAACTATTTGCTTTTAAGTCTTTACCTGTTCTTGATTCAAGATATTCACGAAGTTGTTTAATTTCATTACGTTTATTTTCTTTTTCTAAAGGGTCAGTAATTAAATTAATTTCGTAAGAATCTTCATCAATACCTGTAATATACCTACCATCTAAACCTTCTGCTACTTGTAGCCAATCAGATGTTCCAGGCATTTTACTTCTTTTATACTTTGCTAAACCTGTTAGTTCAGCATTTTTATCAGATATCTGTCTTATTATTACTTTTTCTGCAATCATATTATTTTGTTGTTGTTGTTCTAAAAAATATTGTGCTTAAAGTTATTGGTCACCCAACTTAGTATTTCTATTATTGTTGAGCAAATAATCCATTATAGAACGGACGAGCTTTCTCAATAAGTAGTGTACGTGTTACGTCTTTAACCCAAAGATTTGCAAACGCTTTCATCCAAATTTGATAACCATCATACTGGTTAGCAGACATCATTCCCTTCATGTAAGAAGGCCCAAGTGGGTGGTGAGTACCTGCAATATAACCCCAATATAAATCACCGTAGTTTTCAGGTTTAACTAAAACGATATTAGCGTCTGAATTAAATCCGTCTTGTACACGATACTTAGTTGTATTTACTCTTGCCGCAGCATTTGTAGAACGACTATCAGTAACGTCAAGAATCATATATGTGAAAGACTCAATAGGATATTCTCCGTTGAAGTTATCTTGTACACGATTAGAACTAAGGTTATCAAGAGCAGGGTTGATTTCGAATTCGATTTCACCCGCAATTGGAGAGAAGAATTTTGTAAAACGATACTTATAACCAAGATTCATTTGGTCACCATAAAGTACTCCACCAGGAACATCAGAAACCTGAGTCATAAATGGAACTACTTGTTTGTATTTTTCTTCAATTTCTTTCGAAACTTGAATAAGACCACCTGTACCAGTTACAATCTTTGTACGACGTTGGTCAAGAGGAATACCTGACTTAGAGAATAGATTGGCTACAGCACGCTCAATAAGGGTAAGACTAATCTTATTATATTGATAACGGTTACCATTACGAAGTTGCTCATAAAGACCAGGGCCTACACGAGTTTGTCTTCTACCAGAACCTGTAATAAAACCACCTTTAGACCACATTAAGTCCTTTTCAGTCATCATCTCCATCTCTGCACGAAGCAATACTTCCACAGTTGGTTGCCATGTAGTAGTTTTAGCAAGAGGTGCTCCTGTTTTAGGATTAGTATTGTAGTAAAGCATTGTTGAACCCATGCTCTCAAGACGTTGGTTAATAAACGCTAAGTTAGGGTGTTTGTTTTCATCAACACGAGCCATATCAGCATAACCAGTAATCCAGTGAGTTACGGAACGGTGACCACCACCAAGTTCCATTTCAAGATTCATAATACCAGTACGAAGACCTTCTGATGAAATAGATGATTTTTGTGTATCATATTCACCATTGATATTAGAAAGTTTCATGTATTGTGTACCAGGCTCTAACCATTCTTTAGGATAGAAAGTACCTCTACGATTGTTACTTACAATTTCTACTGTATATACAAATCCATCAGCTTCTTGAATGATTTCATCTTCCGTAATATAAAGTTCAATACCATCACGATAGTCTGCAATCAAACGGTCAGTGTTAGTATAACAATCTTCATTAAGTTTAATTTTGAATTTTTGACCATCAAGACCAGGCTTGTCTGTATCAACCTCAAGATTTTCTACAATATAAGGAAGTCCCAATTCATAAGGAACATCAAAACGGAACTTACCTTCCTGATTAGGAACATACATTACGTTGTTTTTTAGCAATGTGCTATTAATCAATGGAGTATTAATTATGCTCCTTTGATTCCACAATGCAAGAAGACCCTTATATACTGTAAAGGCATCTTTGGAATAGTTTGTGTAAAGGAAGTTTAAATCTGTAAACTTACGGGGGTCAAAACGAGATTGACCAATAACTACTCCGTTATTCAGTTGATTCAAACTTGGTACTTTGAAATCTGTCATTTTATTTTATTATTTAAATAGCGATGAAAAATCTGTCCGATTTATCTTAGAATCATCTATCTCTTTAACTATCCCACCTGTAGTTTTTTTCTTAACTGCGGTGTTTCCTTTTACAAAATTGAATTGTTTTATAGATTCTTTTTTTGCAATAGTTTGGTTTTGTTTTTCAACTACTCTTTTTTTATCCATTACGTAAAGTACTAAGTCTACGTAAGCTTGTGGGTCTTTTTGAAGTTCTGCAAATTTTACAAAAAATTCGTTTACTTGCTGACCATTAGGTAGTTTATATTTATAGTTAAATAGAGCAGATTCTATTAGACCTTGGTCTTTTTTAGTTAAATCTGTTCTTGCTTCTAAAACATTTTTTATATTAGAAACAAATTGTTGTTTTTTTTGCTCTTGTTCTTTTTTCTGAGTATTTGTTCTTTCATTAATCTCATCAAGCTTTTCCTGATAATACTCATTATATTTTTCCTCAACCTCTGTAAATTCTGTATCGAATTCATCTTGGTCTTGGGATATTCTTTCAAGATATCTTTTAATCTTTTCTGGTTTCCAACCTATTACATCAGTGTAATATGCCTCTATTTTTTCAACACGTCCTTCAAAAGTATTAGTGTCTATTGTGGCAAGTTGTTTTTGTTCTTTGAAAATATCAATTACTTCATCTGGATTTCCACCATTTTTAATATGTGATATAATAGCTTTACCGTATTCACCTGTTTCATCAAGAAGCTCACTAAACATACTTTGAACTCTTGATTGGTCTTGGGCAAGTGCTAATTTTCCAAAGGAGTCATCATCAAACTCCATATCTTCTCGTCCTTCAAAATCAGACCAATTACCAGATTGAATTAAAAAGTCTACTGTATTTTTAAGAATGGCTTTAGCATCATCAGAAGTTACAGGAGGAATTTCCTCTTCTTCGGGTTTTGGTTTTTTATCTTTTTTGGGTTTTGGCTCCTCCTCTATAATAGGAGTCTCTATTTTTTCTTCTTTTTCTTCCTCCTCATCAACATCTATTGTATCGGTGTCAACAAAATCAATTCTGTCTGACATATTTATTCTTGGTGATACTTCCTTTTTATCCTCATCACGGACATTAGGATTAGTTGTTGCCTCTAAGTTATTTACCGTTACTGTTGTTTCTGGAGTATCGTTAAATAGACTGTCGAGTTGTTCTTGTGAGATTGTTGCAATTTGTGATTGAAAATCCATTATTGGTTGTTTTGTAAAGTTATGTAATTATTTTGAATTAAAAAAACTGTTAAATTTTTTTTGACTTCTATAGCATTATTTTTTATCTGTCTTATCTTTTAATATTTTTACACTTTCAAGTTCTTTATTTTGAATCTCTAAATCTGTGTCAATTTTCTTATTTTTTAAAGCAAGTTCTTTTTCTTTGAGTTGCCTATTATCAATACGTTGTTGATTAGCAATCTGATTTTTAGTTGATTCAGAAGATTGTCTATTTGTCATTTCTTGGTTCTTTAACTGATTTTGCATATTTATGGAATCAGGGATATCCCCACCATTTGCAGCTTCAAGTTGAATTTGTGCAATATACTCTGCTGAAGCAAGTTTCTTTTCAAGACGTTCATCTTCTTTTTGTTGTTTCATTGTCTCAACTTCCTTCATTGCTTCTGTTTGTTGTTGCTGCATATCTAAAGCTTGTTGCTCTTTCTCTTGTCTTTTCTTAACACCATCTTTAATTTTCTTTTTAATAGATGATAAAGAGTTTGATGTAATAAGTTCAAGAAGGTTGTCTTCTGTCATTTGTGTTGTGTTCTGTAAACCAAGTTGTCTGCTTGCCTCTAATTGTCTTAGATGCTCTTGAGAGTTTGTAACAAATACATGTAGGTCAGAACCCATTAAATCGGTTCCTGCTATTTTTATATATGCCGTAGATAAATCTGATTTAACATAATTAAAAGTTATATCAGCATCTTTAGCTTGAACAAACTGTGCAATATCTAAATTCATTCTTTTACATCTTTTTAAATAATTATAAAAATTTGTAAAGTAACTCTCTGTTTGTGCAAAAGAACGTTGTTGCCCTTCTTCAATACCCGTAGCTGTAGAACTTTGATTAAAATTACCAAGACGATAATCGTTAAATCCTATTTGCTCTAAAGCAAACTTTTTAAAGATTTGTGCTAAATTTATTCTTGATGTAAATTGAGCAGCTAAGTCAAGATTAAGAATTTTTGGAAATTGACCACCTGCTGCGGCACTTGCCCCTTTTGTATTTGCGGGTGATGTATCTGCGGGAAGCATACCTAAGTTTTTGGCAATAAGCATCCATTTCTCCCAAGCATCTTCTCCACCCCAATCTTTACTATCAGGAAACATATTCACATCCATTACCATAAATGCACCAATTTCTTTCTCCATCATTTGATAGACTTGATTCATTGCTACATTAAAACCAATCTGGTAAGGTTTCATTAAATCAACAAGAGATGCAGATTTAGAATTCCTTACACTAAATATTTGTCCACACACGGGTAGTTTAGCATTATAGGGATTTATATCACCTTTAAATTGAAAAGACAACGGTTGTAAGTCTAAATAGATTGCGTCCGTATTATGCTCATCTGTCACATCAGCGTTTCTTACATTTATTTTAACACCTTGCCAAACTTCATTTACATATGTCCAAGCAATTGTATTAATATTTTCTTCCTCACTACCTTCTTCAATTTCATCTATAACTATAATATCATCAGGGAGAATAACATTTTCATCCACTAAAGTGCTTGTTACTATCCCAAGTTCTTCATCAAAGTATGTGTATAAGCCTATTTTTTTTTGTGACATCCAATATCCCTCTGTAATAAGAAACATACCGAGTTTCTCTGAATACATATTTGAACCAAAGCTATCAAAGAAGTTATCAGGTATTTTTGGGATACCATATGGTGATGATGGGTCAGTTGCCCCCATTCCTTTGTTTACAATATCCCACCCCTGATAGCCTTTAAAAGGGAACATGTAGTTTTGGTAAACATACCCTGAGCCAGGTGTCTCATTCCAACGTCTATCGTTGTTTTCTTTAAATTTTTCAAGCATCTCAATTTGAGACTTTTTCATTCTAAATCCATATCTATCAATGATATCCGAGGGAGTTCCATAGAATTGACGACCCACATAATCACCATCTTCGATGTATATGGTTTCATCAGATTTGTGGTAGAATACATTTACAGGATTCCATGTTTCTTGTTCGTAACCTTTACCTGTAATATAAAAATGTCGAAAACATCTATCTGAAATAATCATGTCTTCGAACTCCACTTTCTCTTTTTCATCTAAGGAAAATCTTTCCTTATCCATATCTAATACACACTCTGCCCAAATTTCTGCGGCTGTTCTAAACTCAGTTGTCATATACTCCTCAATTTCAGGAGGAGTGAGTGCAGTACGTATGGTATTCTTGAATTCTTCGTACTTGTCAGCCTCTTCTTGGCTCTGAAATTGTTGATTGGTATCAATACCTTGCTCAATTAATTTATCGTTTACTTGCTTCTCTATGATAGATGAAATAAAGTTTTTTATAAGTTCTGTTTTCTTAGTTAAGTACTCATTTTTATTATTCTCATCCCATGCCTTAATTCTAAATAAGTCTGGTCTTTTTTGAAATTCTCCAGATAATGTATTTAATACAGGTGATATAATATCATAGTGTCTAAGATAATTTGGTAGTTCTAATTCAGAAGATAGTTGGGTTAACATACTTTGGTAACCTTCATCTCCAAAATAATGTGTTGGTATGAACTGACCTTTTACCATCTCATAGTTTTCAACAAGTTTGTAGTTTCCTTGAATTTGTGTATAAGCAACTTGTTCAAGAGTATCCATACATTTTTTACCCCACAATCTATCATCCTTCATCTTATCAGAAAGAGATACCATTTGTGGGGGCATAACTAAAGAATTAAAATTATCAGCAGCGTTATATAATGCCATTTATTAGAATTTATGTAAAAGTAAATGAATTTTGTTAAAATTCCTCATTAAGTAACTAAAATAAGTTATTTGAGGCGGAAAGGATTTGACTTAATTAAAGCAAAAGGGCTTCTTACTTTAAAGTTCTTTTTATTAGTTTGTTCTTTTTCTGGTCGTACATCAACTGTAGGAAAATACTTTTCAAGATATGCATCATAGGCTAAAGCATGACCAAACGCAACGATACGGTCAACGTTTGCATCTTTATCATATGCAATCATTTCTCTTAATAAAGCAGGGTCGGATATTCTATATATGCCAAGTTTCTTAATTGGTTCCTTTGTTACGGGGTCTTGGCCTACAACTATGTCTTCCAATGTGTACTGTACAAGTAGATTCATCCAGTAACCTTTTACTTTAGGTGTAGCAGGTAATCCTTTTACCCTACCAACAATTGATGTGTTAGGGCTAATTTCCTTTAACATATTGTAGCCATCTGCAAGTAAATGTCCTTTATTTTTCTGGTCAAAATATTGAATAAATGTACCACCTTCATTTTCAGGCATACACGTAGCATTATAAAACTCTAATAAGAGTTCTACATTCTCATGCCACTCCTTCATTGTTTTAGGTCTTGCTGCATAAGAGGCAACAATCCTTCTTTGATATGTTCCTGCAAGGGGGTCGTAAAATCTTTTATAGATGTAGACTGTTCCCAACGATGCTGACCAAGATGATTCTGATTGGTTATATGGGTCAGCCCCCGCAATATAAAGATTGTAAGGCGGATTTTTTATAGGAAACTCATATATCATAATAGGAGCATCCTTACTTACATTCTTGTCAACGGGATAATCGAATATTGGTTTTTTAGTATTCTCAAACGAGTGTTTGATTGACCCATCAATATCTCTATATAAAGATACAGCAGTTCCTGTAGAATCCGTATTTGAGAGTAAATACTCTAAATGTTTTTGAGCAGCTTCAACAGGGAAATCATTTTCTGTATCTTTTAGGAATGCCTCTTTTGGTGTAAGAGGTAGATACATAATCTCTTTAAGGTGAGTTTTTATATCTGAACTTTTTTCAGTTATTTTTCTTTTTTCCTCTATTATTCTACGATTTTCTTCATGGGTTGATACACCTATATTTATTGTATCAAGGATAGTTCCTTTTTCTACAGATAGAAAATCTGAAAGGGATTGTTTTACTTTTGGAAATTCCAAACTATAAGTACCACCTATAAAAACAGATGTTTTTTTACCAGGCTCCTCTTTCAACTCAATAGCCAATAAATTATGCACCTGTGGTTCATAGAATACCTTCTCCGCATCAGCACCCTTATCAAAGGCACCTCCCGTCCCCAACAGAACAGGAACACATCTCCAACCATAAGGAGATTCAAAAGATTTTTTAGCGGCGTTAAATGACTCTAAAAAAGGGCCTTTTCCAATTTCATCAAATACAAGAGCCTTCGGGGTAAGACCCGCAATAACTTCTGTATTAATACCCCCTTCTGTATTCCTAATATATATGTTTGAAAAAATATGACGTACATTTGTCCTTTTTTCTTTAACCCCTAAGCTTACATGTTTTTTCCAGTCATCCGCTACTCTTGGTGAGTAAAAATATGGATTTATGCTGGTTAATCCTAAGTCACAAGCAGCAGTAATGTTGTTAATGTCATCCTTATTATTTCCTACAATAATATTGTCACTACCTTTGTATATTGTGGCAGACCTACCAATATACGATGCAATAAACATAGTTTTACCAAGTCGTCTTGCACCGATTATAAATAAACCTTTTTTCTCATCCTCTGCATACTTTAAATTTTCTGCAATCATCCATTCATTATCACGTAAATCAGGATTCTGTAAAACACGAACAACCTCATTATTTACAGGGTCTAAATCATCCATGTAAATATTCCAGAGGTTGCTATGCCAATAAAGCCATCCGTGTATATATGTTCCGTTTATTGTTACACCATACTTAACTTTGGCTAATTCATTTTGCCAAAATTGCTCATAGTCAATACTATCTTTGGGGGGCGTTTGTTTTATATTTCTAAGAAATTCTGTTGATGTAATCATTATAATACTTTAAAAGCTCCACCAGCCTCTTGGTCACCACGAGTTTCCATTTTTTTAGAAATTTCATTTTCTCTTAACTTTTCAAGAATTGGTAACCATCTTGTCAAAGCATCAATCATTTTTATTTGAGTATCAATTTCCTTTAAGTCCTCAATTTTGTTTAATTTTGATTTATCAAGATAATCAAAGAACTCATTAATTTTCTTCTCAAATTTTAATAACTCAATTGCAATTAAACTATCAGACACTTTTTTTGCTGCGGCCATTAGTCTTCTTCTATTTGGTTAACTAATTCAGTTTGTAATTCATCATAATAATGTTCTACTTTTTTTAATAGCGTTAAGTCATCCCAAAAGTAAGGTTCTTTTACATCACCTTTTTTTCTAAGGATATGACAAAGGTGTTGAGCAATTGTGTACTGAGGGAATAATTCCAGTGATTGCGTAAGTAGGTACAAAATATGTTTTTGTAATCTCACATCGTATTTGTTAAACGGTGCGTTGTTTGATTGTAGTTGGTCGTTCATATATATTATTTGTAGGCTTCCCAGTTAAGAGATAATTTTTTTGTTGGATTGTTTTGATTATAAACTTCTATTCCACAATTACAAGACAAACATTCTGTTTTTAAGTCAATATTACAGCTACAATGTATACAATGGTCGTCTGTTCTATAAGATATGTAGTTAAATAAATCACTTGCATTCTTACTATTATACGGGCATTCTAAACAAATTAGTTTTCTTTTTACGATTTCTTCTTTTTGTGGGTCTGTTAAAGAATCATGATTTAACTTATTCCATAATCCCTCTGCTACACTATCAATATTTTCAATAGCTGTGGGTAAAAGTTTTACATATTCTTTTAATGCATTTAACATTTTATTATTTTTTTAAAAGTAATTAGTTTCTACGTAATAATAATTTTCTAAGATAATTTACATAATGGTCATCTAATTGTTTTCTTTTTCCATCTGTAAGTGTGTCATTATCTCTAACTCGTCTAAGTCTAAATATTATGTCTGTTATTTCTTTTCTTAGTTTATAGTATGATAGATATAATGTACCAAGCTTTGGTAATGTTATTGCCGTATACTCAAAAGATTTTATTTTTGGAAATACTACATTCTTCCAATAAAAATCATAATAAATTTTCGATACAATGTCTTCATTAAGTTGTAGTTCTTTTGCTACTTTCTTGGTTACATAATCTATATTTTTCATTAGGAGTTATCTATTTTAATCATTAATCCAACAACTTTATTAATTGGTATGTTTAAGTTTTCATTTAGATAATCTTCTTTTCTCCTGAATTCTGATTTTTTAATTATACCTGCTTTTCTTAATTTTGACATTGTATTTTTGATACTATCACTATTAAGGAGTTTGCTATCAATAATTAATTTTTTAGTTTTTTCATTGATTCCATATAGAATGAAATATGAAACAACTATAATATCAGTTTCAGAAAGTTTAATATCAGACAACACACAATAGATAGAAACAATCTTTTTAACCATCTCTATTTTAGAGTCTGTGTTCTTTGAAATCTTTATAAAAGGTATTTGGTTGCTCACAGTAATTAATTTATACAAAAATAACAAGAATTTATGACACTACCAAAAAAAATAACCCAAATCAATTACTTTTAACAAATAATTAACTTGGGTATACTATTTAAGCACGCATGACCAGACTCGAACTGATAAATCACGGTTTTGGAGACCGCTTACTACTCCTTTAGGCATACGCAGTTATAAAAAGAATCCTCCATGAGACTCGAACTCACACAACGCAAGTTCGTAGCTTGCTGCACTTCCATTATGCTAAGAGGATAAAAGGGGTAGATATGGGGTTCGAACCCATACGAGCAGCTTCACAAACTGCCATGCTTCCATTACATCAATAAACCCGTGTGCTCCCATTAATTGAATCGAACAATTTCCAAGACTTTCAAAGAGTCCTACGCTTCCGTTACGCCAAATGGGAATATATGTGGAGATAACCAGAGTCGAACTGGTGCTCACGGGGCTTCAATCCGTTGCTCTTCCAACTGAGCTATATCTCCATTACTGAGCCAAGTTAGGTACTCGAAACCTATTCTGCGCATTACAAGTGCGCTGCATCACCATATATGCTTACGAGGCAAATGTCGGGATGAGAGGACTCGAACCTCCATGATGCCTTACTCCCAAAGTAAGTGACTTGCCATTAGTCCACATCCCGATTAAAAATAAAAAACCCAGGATTTTATGTCCTGGGCTTTTCAATGAGTGAGTGTTTGGGGGAATTTATCCTCTATTATCACACATACCAAGCCCAGCCCTTGTAGGGAACCAAAACTGTTGCGTATGTGTACGTGTTACATTCATAAAGCAAAGGTAGTATCTTTTTATCTAACTACCAAATAAATAATTAAAATTAATTGTTAATGTGAGATAGGTGGGATTCGAACCTACTGTGTTTCATAGTGCTGGTTTTACAGACCAGTGCCGTTCCTCCATCACGACAGCTATCTCAAATAAACGATTCCTATACCACAACGGGGGTTATATTTTGCCTGATACAGGAACCCTTTAGCAGAGAGGATGGGTATCGAACCCACTCCAGTTTTATCTGACCCTGGTTTAGCAAACCAGTACCTTACCATTCAGTCACCTCTCTATGCGGAAACAGCAGGGGTCGAACCTGCACAAGTGTTACCTCTTCACCGTTTTCAAGACGGATAAGTACGCCAACTTTACGTGCTTCCAAATGTACCTCTGACGGGAGTCGAACCCGTAAAATTCAGATTTTAAGTCTGACATGTATTCCGTTTCATCACAAAGGCATGTAGCTCTACCGAGACTCGAACTCGGAAACTTGGGTTCTAAAGCCAAGACGGTTTCCAATTACGTCATAGAGCCATAAACTAAAAAAGCCCCCAATAGGGAGCTTTTTTATATGTTTTGATTTAAGAGTTTATCTTTATTATACCCATACCTTTAGCTCCCGACCCGTTAGGCTGGATAACAATGAGAGACTATAATATGTGTTGAAATTCTTCATGGGATACAAAGGTATAAATCTTTTTTTAATCTACCAAATAAATAATGTTAATGAATTACTAAACTCTACAGAGATTATTACATTTTGAAATAACTATAAACACCATTCCCGTCTTTTTTTATTTTAAGCTTGTCTATTTGCGTTAATTTATGTAAATCTTTTTCGTATAACCAAAAATATCCATAAGCTATACTTGGAAATTCTCTGCATTTTCTTGATATATTGTAATACTTTCTTTCTTGTTGTAGTGTATAACCGTTCTCCCAAAAATTAATAATTTCCAAATTAAGATTTACCTGAGCTATTTTCATTCCAGATTTAGCTTTAAATCTTTCCTTACTTTGTTTTCCTATCAATCTCTTTGTTTCCTCCGAGTGTAATCCTCCGCCGTTTCCGCATGTTTTTAGGTTTAGCATTTCAAATCCACAAGCAATAAATTGTTCATAGTAAAAAATTTCATAATCATCTACTACTCTTTGCTCTATATCATCAGGTAACTCATGTAAAACACAAAGTGTATGATTTTCCCAACCATATTTATTTAAAGAACTATAAAGTTTTCTTTGTTTCTTACATCTTAAATTTTTGTAAGCAGACTTTCTTTGAATAAGTCTTTTGGTTTGACCAATATAAACTTTACCTTTTGGATTTTCTATTTTATATATTACAATCATAATTAAAATCTTACGAGATGGTCTGCATACTTGCAAGCTATCAGTTCATCAGGCTTAGTACGTGCTTTAAAACCAAGTCCTTTAGCCCAACCTGTTGATAAGTTTATTAGCTTGTTACTTAGGTAACTTTCCTCTTGATTAAAGTCAAATTCAACTGCCTCCAGTTTAAAAGAACTATTATCAATAAAATATTGGGCAAGCTCCATAGTTAAGTAAACTTCCTCTGTAAGCCTGTTATTAACCTGAATTTCATCAGGAATCCCTTTGGGTGGTCTTTCAGTCTTTATAAGCTTATGAATACAGTGCCCACCCCTATTACCAACCCTATATACAATAGCTAAGATAAACTTAATCTTAGGGCCGTAGACTTGGCTATCAGCACCTATGTATATCTTAACAGAGGGATTGTCTTTTATTTGTTGGGCCGTGTATTCTATTATATCAACTATTTTACCAGTCTCAGTTTTAAAATATTTGTCCATTGTTGTTCTTTGTGTGGAGCCACCGATACTCGAAATCGGAACTACTGATTGCAAATCAATTGTTTTAAGCCGCTTAAACTATTGCCCCGTGTGTTGAGATGAAAGGGGTCGAACCTTCAACCTTATGAGTATCAGTCATATGCTCTCACCAATTGAGCTACATCTCAATATGTACTTCCTACAGGATTCGAACCTGTAACCTTGACGATATAAGCGTCCTGCTCTCACCGTTGAGCTAAGAAAGCAGATGCCCCGTTAAGGGCTGTTTGAGTAGACACTTTTCAGTTTTACATGCCTTCGTTTCCCAAACTACTGCGGAAAAGACGGGACTCGAACCCGCAATCAACTCATAGACAGTGAGTTGCATACGCCAAATATGCTGCAATTCCGTATGTTAAAGTAGTACAGGACTTCCACCCGCATCTCCTATACTGATATAGGGCGTTAACTATTGTTGGTATTCATTCCCAATTACGCCAACTACTTTTACTGTATCCCCGACGAGGCTCGAACTCGCAATAACTTCCTTGAAAGGGAAGGGACTTACTCCAATTTTGTCAACAGGGATATAACACCAGTTTTTTTGTCACGGGAAACTGATAAAACCCCCTGAGCAGTATGTCGGAATCGAACCGACTCTATTTCTACGTGGAAGGAAGATGCACCACCAATTATGCGTATACTGCGTGAGGGCCCGTTTATTTCAAGAATCTTCCCTTTATATACGAGCCGAGATATAAAGCGTTTCTGTTGCGGAGAATGGAGTCGAACCATTATCGTACGGCTTATGAGACCGACCAGTTACCATTACTTGCACCCCACAATATATGCTCCCCCTGAGAATTACGATATCTCAACCTTCACCTTAACAGGGTGTTGCTCTTCCGTTGAGCTAAAGGGGAATTTATTTATATTTTTTCTACTTTTACTTTTGTTATACCTTTTTTATAGTAACCTAAATCTCTTGCTACTTTTTGTGTTAAATCAATCAATCTTATACCATCAGCCATTCTATCATTAATCTTCACATTTACTTTCCTCATATTTTCAAGGTTAGTAACTCTTACACTATCACCAAGCTTGAACTGATTTGATGCTGCCGTATACCCATTATTTCTAAATACTTCACCGTTTGCTGTTTTCCTACCTTCGAACTTAGAGTGATAAAAACTTGCTGTTCCTGTCTTTGACATTGTAGCAACTACAAAGATAAGAAATATAGCTGATAAAAACTTAATCATATTGTTAAAATTTTGTTAGACCACCTGAGAGGAGTCGAACCTCTGTAAACAAGTTAGAAGCATGTTGTCCTTCCATTGAACGACAGGTGGAGAATGTACATCGAGAGGGATTCGAACCCCCGACCAGAGCCGTGTAAAGACCCTGCTCTAAACCAACTGAGCTACCGATGCATATATTAAGAGGGCATGACAGGATTCAAACCTGTGTCAATGGTGTTGCAGACCACTACCTGAATCACTCGGCCACACGCCCTTATTATTTTATGTCCCCCCACAGAGACTCGAACTCTGAACACCCAGATTAAAAGTCTGGTACTCTAACCAATTGAGCTATAAGGGGAAAAAAGAAACCCCTCAGAAGCTTTGGCTCTTGAGGGGTTCATATATTTTATTTTATCTGTCTTTAGTTACATCCGCAACCTCCGTCATAAAAACATACATTACCCACAAGAGCCTTTTTACAGCCCTCCGCGTTTCTAATATTATCTATGACAGTTCTTGAATTCATTTTTCTTTTATTGAAATACAAAGGTAAGTAACTTTTTTGAAACTACCAAATTTATTTTTAGAAATTAATCAAATTTAATTATGGGGTCGGGGGAATTAAGCTTTCAGCTTTTGGAATTAATAGATTTCCTGTTGCAATACCAAAGACTTGTTTAAAATCATCATACTTTATTTTAAGCATATATGTTGCTATTTTAGGTATATATACGGTTGTATGGTTTTTATCATACACATTAAAAATCACCTTATCAGTAATAGGTAATGTAATAGGCAAGTACTCATACTCCTTTTCATATACAGGGCCTTCATAATCATTAGGATTAACCATTTTATGTAATTGTTGAGCCTCTTTACGTTCTCTCTTTTGCTCTGCGGTTAATTCTTTATCAAATCGTACTATAAATTCCACATTCATAATTAATAATTTTAAGCTGTCAGGGTAGGATTCGAACCTACAAGCAACTCTATAAGCGTCCAATATGTTTAAATGACTGTCCTTATCAAGAATTGCACTACCGAGACGAGGCAGCGCGTATACCAATTTCACCACCTGACAGTGTACATATATCTTTAATGAGTTCTGCCGCTTTTAAAAATTCATCCCTATCTTCTTTTATAAGGGGGTCAATAACCTTCAATAACTCATATTTTTCATCATACAAAGCAATACCATAAACAATAGCTCTCCTCATAAGAGGTAAATCTAAAAAAGTATTCTCTATAACATCCTTCATGAATACAAAGATACGTTAAATTTTTGAAACTACCAAATTTATTTATTATAAGCTTCCCCAAATTTCTCCAAATAAACTTCAGCCGCCTTTTTCATAGCTTCATCATAAAGTATCTTCCCCCCATCTCCTGTTATAAGGCCACCAAAATCCCAATATGAATATCCTGGGCCACTATAATGAATAGGATGCCTGAATGTGTTAGGATTATCTTTACGATATTCTTTCATAGCATCCTCAATTTCACCTATTGTAAGTTTTTTATATTGCTCAAGTTCAAGCATTGGACAATCAATCTTTTTCAATTTCTCCATTTTCTAATTTATTTTATAAGAGGAAACAATAAGCAAAGATAAGGAAAAGAAAGGAGACCACCAAATTTTTTTTTCTAAAAAAACTAAAATGGTATAAATACACTCCAGGGTAGACTCAGTTATAACTACTCCCCCGGTCATGTGGGGGCATTATGGTATCCCCCGCCTTTGCCGTCGGCTAATATCTGCAAAATAAATAGGAGTGTAGGGGTAAAGTAAGCCACCTTTGAAGAGTACCAAAGCGGTACACAACCCGCAAAAGCCACTAAGGTCGCCGAAAGGCACAAAGTAAGGTAATGAGCCGCAAGCTATGATATTACAAACCTTTGTGAATAGTAAGTAAATTTAGGGATGGCAGGCAATAAGGGTGAAACTTTGACATATTGGTGCTTTTAAGTGGTGTAAACTGCAAAAAAAGCATGGCACGAAGGTAAATGTGTGAATTTCTTATGGCTATATTATGCACTGCATTTTATAGAGTTCTGAAAATCAGTAAGGACGCCTATTAGCACATTATGAAACAGGGATAATACATGGCCATCCCAAAGATATCGGTATCAATGCACTGTTTTGTAAAGGATACAAAATAACAGATACCCAAATATGCATATACAAGTGTGTAATGTATATTTGACAAAATGAAAATTACTTCAAAAATAGTTTCCTGTACTTTCCACGTATATATTTATGTGGCACGAAGGTACAAATAGGAACAAATAGGAACAAACAAAAGTAAGTTGCATTGCAGACGTTAAAATAGGGTTGCAACCATAAGTCAACCCATAACATATATAAAATTAACCGTCTAATTTGTTAATTGCGCCCTTTGTTGGGGCTTTTGTTCTGATATGAGTGGTACAACTTACACCATTGTGTAGGATGTTTAAACTATTCATTTATTCAAAAAGTAAAAAAATCAAATTGTTATGGCAAACAAAATTGCAACTCCAACCGCAACCCCAACTGAAGAGGTTAAAACGGGGTTGGTTTTCGGTATCAAAGCAACACAGGAAAAAAAGGATGGCCCTGTTACAACCGAAAATTTATTTACTTACCCTGATATTGAGCCTAATACCATGCGTGCCCTTCGGCAAATTGTAGGTGTTGTTGGCCGTTATATTAAAGATATCAAGGGTAAAAAAATCGTGTCTATCATCTCAAAGGATGTTAATGTTACCTTTGAGGCAGGTAGCGCAACAACTTCAGCAAGGGCAGTAGCTGAAGTGGCCGTGGCTTTCATTGAAGCAGGCGGTGAAAAAAATCCAAACCTAATGGATGTAATTGAAGGTGAGGAACCCGCTAATATTGTGGGTGCAAACGTGTTAAGGGCACTGGGACTGCCTGTTGAATTGTTCGGTGGTGATACTGAGTCCATGCAGGGTTCGGTGAAATCGTGGGCAAAGGGTATTGACGCAGCGGTGAAATCTGTAAATTTAAAGCAGAAAGAATACCTTGCCGCAATTACAGCTAAGCGAGTTAATCAATTGAACGCAACCCGTCAAAAATTACTTGCTAACTAATTAGGTTAGTATCCTACTTTCCCCAATCCTACATTTAGTGTAGGGTTGGGGCTTTTCTTTTATACATTACCCATGTAGTAATATATTGGGTGGATTTGTAACCCACGAAGAAAGCATATTAAAAAGTACAATTATGGCATTGTTATTGGCAACAACAACATCAAAGGGCTTTTATATTGCCCTTAATACAAAATTATCCTTTATATCTAACGGGGAAATCGTAAAAAGGAAACAAGTGTTCGTTGTGGCAGTTGTACCACCTGATAACTACAAGGAAAAGAACGAAACTTTTATTAGGAAAACAAAGAGTGCTGCATTAAAATTATACACTAAAAAAATAGAAAAACATGGCTTTATTTCAGGACAATCAAACAGTGTATCTTAACCGAACCATTGAAGGTTTGGCTAAAGGTCAGGCCGCTAAAGTAATTAAGACATTGGATGGAACAAAGATGTCTGAATACATGGCAAAAAAGCATGGGTTAGTTGTGTGCATTCAAGGTAAGGGTCAAACACGTTTGAAAAAGATACGTGTTAAACTTATCAATCCACCATTACACCTTAAAGGTAAAAAAGAGATTTTAGATTTGAGTGAATCGTTGTTCTCTTAGTTCGCTTACCCCAACACCCTAACATCATATTGTTTAATAAATAAAATAATTATACACTGGAAGAAGTATTAAACGGTATAGGTTATTGCAACCTTACTGAATTAAATGAGATAAAAAAGAAATTAGAAGAGCGTATAAAATTACTTGAAGAACGTGCTCTTCTTGTTAAGAAACTAAAAGATGGATAATATCCATTGTTTTATTTTGTGCTATATGATGGGCTGAAACCCTTATCGCTATTAGGTTTCAAGCCTTTCATTATATAGTGAACGTGGCGTTTTGGCGTTGGTGCCTGCGTCTCTTAATAGTGGTATTATGGACACTCACACACCCATAATATATTTTATCACAAACCCCCAATAAACTAACATTAGGGAAGGATGTATGATTCTGTCACCCCAATTGATGGGTGGTAACCCTTTTGTGATGTTTGCACACTCATTTTTTTATTTATCTAATCTAACCAAAATGGAAAAGTTAAAAACTATTGGGTGTATACTTCTTTTTGCAATGAGTTGTCTTACAATAGGGGCATACATAACCCATGTAAGCTATAACATTAGTGTAGTTAAACCCCACCAATGGGTAATGACACCTATGTTTGGTTTGTTTTTTCTTTTTTGTTTTATTGATAGAATTAAAAATAAATAGTATGGCTTATTATATTGTTAAATTACGTTTAAAATATGCTCCTACATCATTGGAGTTTAAAGTGCCCTGTAAAACAGTAGGTAATTTAACGTCCCCTGATTTTTATCGTGATAAAGATGTAATAACAATAGAGGGTAAAACCTATCTTAGGCGTAATATTATGACTTTTTATTCAAAATTAATTGATTAAATATGCCAGTAAAACAATCACGAAAAGAGATGGGTTTTACCATTACTCTTGTTGAAACTAATAATATTGTGTCTTCTAAGAGGGAGCCTGTTAAAAGAAAATTGTTGTTCGTGGTTACCATAATACCACCCAGCCACTTCAAAAAGAAAACTGTTAAATTTACAGAAACCTGCCCAATTGAAGCAAATATTATATTTAATAAAAAATTAACATTTTATGAGAAAGATTAAACTGTTTCTTATCATTACATTTCTTGTTGGAATGATTTCTTGTGCGCCCACACATTCTTGTGTACACCCCAACTCCAAAGCTAAAAGCAAGGTGATACCTAAGTCATATTAAAGTAATTTTTTTTTGGTTAGAGCCCCTCAGTTATTTCTATGACGTGAGGTGTTTTATTAATTCATTTAAATTATAATAGAAATGACGGTAATAAATTACAATGCTACCTTAGAAAACGATGTATTAAATATCATCGTGGGTAAAGAAATGGTAAAAGTAACTATCTCGGTAGTTCTTAATGAAACTCTTTCCGATGAAGATGTGGAATCATTAAGAATGATTGGAGCAAACGTAATTGTACCTGTTAAATAATTATATGGATGTAAAAGAATTCTTTATTGAATATAAGCCAAAAGGAAAATTGCATTCTCGACCTCGTATAAAAGTAATAGACTATATGCCATTTAAAAAAGAAGAATTGAGTGGCTTTTCTGTTTTTTATAATGGGGAATTGGTATATAATAAAAAATGCGGAACCTCATTATGGGAAATTATCCATGATATGAGGGCTGCCAATGTGACAGGTTCATTTATCTTAACAAAATTTACCCTTGACGACAGGGTGCAACTAAAAATAAACATATAATGGTACAAAAAATAGCAATCATAATAGGAATACTCTTTTGTCTGTGTTTTATCTCACTCGACAAATATCAACAGAATTCTTGGCACTTTCTATTCGTTGGTGCGGGGTTATTCTGTATAGCTCATCTTGATACAGATAATAAAAAGCAGCAAAAATATGCTATTCAAGCATTACTTTTGTGTTTTTTAGTGTATGGTTTATGGATTATTTCACTTTTAAAGTAAATACAATGGCCGCAACAACAGTAAAAACAGTTAATCCCGACCAACCATTACCTATACAGGCATGGTTTGCACTAAACAAAGTAAGCACGCAATATATGAAGCGTGCAATGACTCAAAATGGTGACATCGAAGTTCCATTATGGCACAAAGATGTTGCGTTGTATATAAATGGAATAAAATTAGCTAACAATTATTTTGCAAAATAAGCCCTATGCCACGCTATTCTTTTTTCGGTAAGTGTACTTTTGGCTGACTACTTACCTGCAATTATCGTCTTGTCACTTGAGAGTGGCAAATGACAAAAACATATACATAAGAAAGCCGGTACTGCAATGACACAATACCTTTGGAAAAGAGACATAACTTCAGAAAATAAATACAAGTTGTTCTTTTCCGTGTTGAAGGTGGGAATATTGGCTACTTTCCAATTGACGGCGATTATTTGCTGCTGTCTAACAGGTTAGCAATTTCCTAAATTATGTGAATCATAGCAAAAAATTCAATTATAAAAGGTAACTCATTTATTTTATTAACAATTACACTTGTTTTTTAAATGGGTTACCTTTTCCATTTGCCTTAGTGGTGAAATGTTTAATCAAGGGGTCTGTTAGCTTCCAAACCTAGCGCTTGATTAAACTCGGAATACACGCTGAACTAAACATTCAGTTCTTTTAGAGTGCGGGTTCGAGTCCTGCCTAAGGCACTTTTGTTAATTAAAAACAATAATAATGAAAAAATCAATCCATCTTGAAGCGGGTATAAAAGCCGCAAAGTTTTTGTTTATGCCCACAGTGGCATTGTTGTTACTCTTGTTCTTCTGGTTTTTTAACGTGACAAAATTTGTTGCGTTTGTAACATCAGAAAATACAGGTGCTGCCATTTTTCGAATCATTGCCTTTTTGGCAGAGATTATACTGTGGTGTACATTCTTTGAAAAGTACGTTAAAGAATTAAAGTCTGAAGAACGATTTAAAGCGATAAAAAAAAATGACTTTGAGTGGAAAGTAGCGAGGAATAATTCAAACTTTAATGATGTTCTTATCTCAGATATAAGGCAGGCTTTCAATGGAGACCCTTATAAACAAGGTAGCATACATGTAGCGCAAATAGATGATAGGTGCCTTATAATAAAAAGGGAAGCATCCATAACAAATTAAAATAACAAAAACTAAAATAAAATAAAATGGGACTGAAAACAAAAATTTGGATACTTATTAGCATAGTACTAACAGTATCACTATGGAAAGGTTGTAATTGGGTGGTAAATACCACCATAGATGTATATAACCAAAATACTCAACTTGTAGTTGGGTATCAACAACAAACCCGTAATCAAATCAGCACGTTTGATGCTGATTATCTATCCTTCGTGGAGCAATCAAAAATTGCTAACATTAGTAAGGATGTGTTCGTTGAGGTAACGCAAATTATAATGTCTAATAGAAAGGATGGCCCGACTGTTTCATGGAAATGGGTGCAGGAAAATACCTATATACCGTATGAACAATTTACTACGTTTTATGCAAGCCTCTCTTCATTCGTTGCTGAACAGTACAGTAAGTATTCAGCAATTGAAAATAGTAAACAGGATATTGTGGCCAAACAACAACTATTGTTAAGGACATTCCCTAATAATGTTATTAATTGGTATTTAAAATTACCCGATATAAAATATAGTTTTGGGTATATCTCTCCTGAATCAACTCAAAAATTTAAACCAAAAACAGAATAATATGGCGCAAGGTAGCAAAAAAAATCGGTTTAGCACTAAAAAATCATCAACTCCAGGTAGAAGTAAGGGGTCAAATTGCCACAGAAGTGTATTGAAAAATCAATATTGCTTTGATAATAAATGGTATAAGAAACACCCCGACAACTACGCAGAAGCCTGTGCGGTGGTTGATAAGTTAAATCGTTAAAAAAAATAAAAAAGGATATGACGACCCAAAGACGTTTGGGTTTAGATAGCAGCAAAAAAATCCAGTAACGCGTGATTCTGGTGCGTTGTAGCGTAAAATGAAAAGTTTGATAGATGTGCACAATTTTATCAGCTATAAGTTTTGCCCCTCATAAGGTAGGTCTGATGTGGCCTGGTCGGGTGCCACAAAAAATATCCTTTTTTTTACACGGATGGGTAGCTCAGTTGAATAGAGCAACTGCCTTCTAAGCAGTAGGTCATTGGTTTGAATCCAATCCCGTTCACAAAAATAACATTTAAATAATACCTTATGATGTGTTCATGTTCTAATGAAATTCATCCTAAACGTGTAGAGTTTCTACAGAAAAAAGGGATGAAAATTCAGTGTATTCCATGTGCTGAGGGTAAGGTAGTTAAGTTAGCAGGGGTACAAGTTATATCAGGAAAGACTGAGCGTGGCTTGGAAATCTGCACACCTGAACAAGCCGAAAGATTTGAAAAGCTTTCACGACGCGCTGGTACGGGCGTATCACAAGGCGTTAAGATGAATCAATCATTTATACCAAAAATATTTAAGTAATGAAAAAGTTTTTATTTGCTTTATTAGTACTTGTTATATCATGCAACGAATCAGAGATGGCTGAAAGTTGGAGAGCAAAACTATTGTTAAATGGAACTATTAAAGTTATATATTTAAAAAAAGGATATGCAATTGATGATACAATAGTTTATGATTATGAAAAAATTGTATTACTAAATAAAATTCAAGATTCAGCAATAATTAAATAACAATTTTAAATTTAAAACTATGTCAGAATTCAAACAATTCCGCAGAAAACAAATCGCAGAACTGCGACCTTATAAAAATGGTGAACAATTATCAGAAAGGGTTTCCGTATCACAAGCCGATAAAGAAGCGGGAAGTCCTAAAGTTGGGGATATGATTGCTCGAAATCCTAAAAACCACGATGACCAATGGCTTGTGGCAAAAGAATATTTTCAAAATAACTTTGAAATTGTAGTACACTCTTTATAAGAGTAGATTACGATTATTTTTTAATGTTTTAAATTTACTATTATGTCATTAGTTGGAACAACAAAAGAAAAGTTAGTAGTTGATGTAAAAAAAGGGTTTTACGCCATTGGAGGACAGATATACCACGAAGGGTTGAAAGGTATAAAAAAAGATTTAAAAAAGGAGGCAAAGGGGAAAGTAAAAATTTCCCAAAAAGAAAGGAAAAAGTTGATTGGTGTACAGTTTAAAATAGGAAAACGTAAAATAGTTCAGGTTGAGTTAACTAAAAAGAAATAATCTAAAAACCAAAGTTTTCAAATGAAATACATATTAACTAAAAACAATAAAAACATAAATGGTGTTATTTTATATCAAATAAAAGCATTAGAAACTTTTGACGATATAAAAAAGAATACTCTTGGAGGATGGATTGAAAAAGAAACCAATCTTTCACAAAAGGGTGATGCGTGGGTTTATGATGATGCGCAGGTTTATGGTAATGCGCAGGTTTATGGTAATGCGCGGGTTTCTGCTGATGCGCGGGTTTCTGCTGATGCGCAGGTTTCTGGTGATGCGCAGGTTTATGGTAATGCGCAGGTTTCTGGTAATGCGTGGGTTTCTGGTAATGCGCAGGTTTCTGGTAATGCGTGGGTTTCTGGTGATGCGCAGGTTTATGGTAATGCGCAGGTTTCTGGTAATGCGTGGGTTTCTGGTAATGCGTGGGTTTCTGGTAATGCGCAGGTTTCTGGTAATGCGTGGGTTTCTGGTGATGCGCAGGTTATAAAAACAAAAGATTATTTAAATATTGGCCCCATTGGTGATAATAGATTTGTTACCATAACAAAATCTAATAAAAAAATAAAAGCTGGTTGTTTTTACGGTTCAATAAAAGAATTTGAGAAAGCCGTGCGAGTAAAATACACTAATAAAAAATCAGATTATTACTTTGTTATACCGCTAATTAAATTATATTTAAAATAAGATAAGATGTTTAACAGTAAGAAAAAAACTCTCTTTATGGAAAAAGAAAAAAAGACATCTGTTTTTGTTAATGCTGCTAAAAATATAGCAGCAGAAGATGTGTCTGGTAATGGTGCCCGTAAGTTTAATACTACGGGCTCTGTGTTGGTTGACCAATTTGCAAAGATTGGTTCATATAAAAAGCCTCGTGATTATGCAGAGGTTGAGCGTGATATGATTGTGTTATTTGCAGAAGATGCAAGGAGTGCAATTGCATTTACACTTTATTGCAGGTTGATTACACGAAAGTGTAAAATGTCTAATGGTGAGCAAACAAATGAAGTTCAACGTGGTGCAGGTTTGAAGCATGAATCATTGATGAGAATGATGTGGTTACAAATTAATCACTCCGAACTGTTTTGGAAAAATATTTATTTGTTTATTGCAGCAGGGTCATGGAATGATTTAATTCAAATGTTATCGTATGACCTACAATATCATGGGTGGCCTGATAAAAAATTACAATGGGATATTTTCTTTACATTTATTGCTGAAGGATTAAGTGATGACCTTCAGGTTAATCTTATCAAAAAATACCTACCACAAATCAAAGCCAATTCTGCCTGTAAAACTGTTGAGGCACAAGCTGATAATATAATTGCTAAATGGTTATGTAGTAAATTGTTTGGAGGTAAGGAAGGTTCGGGTGTACTCAAACAAAATTACAACACATACAAACAATACCGCAAATTAAAAACATCAGGCACTGCCCACCAATGGCAACAATTAATAAGTCAGGGTAAACACAAGTCTATTGATTTTGGTAAAATACATGGTCGAGCTTTATCATTATTGGTACAGTCCAAATACCTAAGTAATCAGGGATTGCAGGGCAAATACCAAACGTGGATTGCAGGGCAACCAATAGCGAAATTCACTGGTTATCCTCATGAATTGACTGCAAAAATTACTCATAGTGCTGAAAAGTATCAAACAGATACCATTAACAAACAATGGGATGGTTTGCTGCAATTGGCAGGTGGATTAGCAGGTGAATATATTGTAGTGAAGGACACGAGTGAATCCATGAATTCTATGGCATATGGCACAAATGTTTCCTCTTACCACATAGCAAAAACTTTATCAATCTTTTTTGCACAAATGTTAAAAGGACAGTTTGCAGGAACATACATTGACTTTGCAAGCACTGCAATATTGCGTACATTAACTGGCAAAAATGTGACTGAACTTTGGCGCACGGAAACACGGATTGCATCAGCTAATACAAACTTTCTTGCTGTTGCTGATTTACTGTGTATAATTAAGCAAAAAGGATTCCGTGAAGAGGATTTTCCTAAAGGTATAATTTGTATATCTGATGGGGAGTTTGACTCTACAAAAATGTACGATACCACCAACATTAATGCCTTTAAATATAAACTACATCAGGTTGGGTTTAGTAAACATTTTGTTAATAATTTTTCTTTTGTTTTTTGGGATATACGTAACACGTTTTATGGTAATCGTAAGACAACGTTTGAATCAAAATCTACTGAAAAGAATGTATTTTATTATGGTGGTTATGACCCATCAGTAATTACATTTTTAACAGGTTCCAAATCAAATGATAAAAAACCCCAAACTGCTGAGGATGTGGTTGATATAGCTCTTAATCAAGAATTAATGCAATATATTTCACTCTAAAATAATTTTATGCATATTCACGTAACTATCAATGACTTTGATAACGAAGTTAAAAGTACTATCAATGACTTGTTAAAACAAAAGATAGAGAAGGCTTTTCAGGAAGTTGTACAAAAAATAGATATTGAACAAATTATTAACGAAAGAATTAAAACACTTATAGATAAAAGTAAGTATGTTTCTGATTCGATTATTCGAAATCTTGTGCAACAAAAAATTGCAAGAGAGTTATCTGACAAAGTGTTTAAAGAACTACTTGCTGAGGATAAATAATTTCATAATAAATAAGGTTGTTTACAGCAAAAAAAAATAAAAACAACAATTTTCTAACTTGTAGCGTTTATTAAAAGCAACCTGTCAAAGATAAGAAGGGATACAGCAAACAAAAACAAACAATTACTTTTATTTAAAAAAGACAAGTTGGGTTCGACTCCTAACGCCTTAACTGTGGCATCCTGGTGATGGAAATACAGTCCCTTCTGATAAGTTTATGTACAGCAAACAACAACAAAAATTCAAAATGGTATTTGAAAACAAACATAAACTGCTAACTATTTTATAATAATTTTAACAAACAACTATGAATTACAAATTATTTGCCAAAACATTACTTGATATAAGTCGTGAAGGTTTAGCCTATAAACTTGGACGTAAATTAGAGTTGGGTAGTGATAAAAGTTATTGGAATTATATACCATCTTATGAGAATGCAATAGAAGACTTGCTGGAACAAGAAATTCAAAAATTAAAAGAAATTAATACACTTTCTTTTTTAGATGTGGGTGCAGGAACATCAACAATTCCTACAATAATGTCTATAATGGGATTTGCCAAAAGCATGGGTCTTGAATATCAGGACTTATATGTTAATTTGGAGCCAGATTGGCTTTTTCAAGGAGACTTGTTGGATTATGATTTTAAAGAGTGGGATGTATTATATAGTTATAATCCAATACAAAACGAGGCCCTTATGATTAAGGGGATAGATAATATAATTGCAACCATGAAATCAGGAGCTATATTTTATTTTTTACCTGCGAGTGGCGCGGGTCAGTACCTAAAAAAATTAGGTGGAAGAAATCTTAAGGGGTCAGCAATTATTAAATACGTTAAACCATAGTATTACGCTTTAAAATCATAAATATGCAAATAATTCCTGCAAGTTTTGAGCAAGTTAAAAAATTCTATGATAAGCATATAGCAAGTTATGGAATTACTCTTCCTCATCAAAAGCCAAAATGGTTAGATGAAGTAACATATACATACGATGATACTTATAAGACCCACGCTGTAGTCTGTAAAACACTGTCGGAATGGAAAATAAGAGTTTGTTTGTCAACAAACAATGACATAACTACATTTACATTCATGCAATTTACCGACAACCTTATATATAAAGTGGATATTGATATATTAATGCATATTCCCCAACTATATGAAATCCTAAAAGATGTGGCAATAGAAGCCAAAGAAAATTTTTGGGCGGGTGGTGATATATAAATAATAAAAAGGTGACACACAGCAAACTACAAACAAACTTTCACTTTTAATGAAAACCAAACTGTCACCTGTCAAATTTTAAAGCTTTTATTTATGAAACGTAATAGCTGGTATGCAGATTGTGTATATCTTTTTTATAATAGATTGCCTCGTACAAGGTTGGAGTTATTAGTAATTCCTTGGTGTGTGTTTTGGGCATTGATTACTTTTCCTTTTAGGGTTTTAATAATTGTATTAGATGACTGGCTATCTGACCCTATTATACAATTTTTAGCTGGTGTTTGTATATATATTATAGAGTGGTTTTTATTTGCTCTTATATTACTGTTTTGCGATGTTCCTGAAAAAACAGTTATTCATGCATCATTTTTACTGTGTTTTATAACATTTTTAATATTTACAACTATATACATATTTAGACAATGCCAAATAACATTTTCTAAAAGTATAATATTTGCGACAATCAAAAACTTTTTTACAAAACCTATTAACTGGAAATAATTTAAAACTCCATATATGAAATGGGAAGAAGCAAAACAGCACATTGATGTTAATGGCTCTATACAAAGAGCTATTTGGTCTGAAAGACTATCAGTAAAAATGGTTGGTGGACAACTTCATACAAAAATGAAGAACGAACACACTACCCATTTCTGGAATTTAACACAGGACGATATACTTGCTACTGATTGGCGAGTTGTATTAGGGGAAAGATTTAAACAAGTGCCCGATAGAATTTGGTAACAATAAATAACAGTATGTCAAAAATAAAAATTCCTACTAACGCTGATTATTATTGCACAAATTATGAAGAATTAAAGTTTCATGTTGCAATTGAAGATGATGTGGCTTTTGAAAAATTTTGTTCCGATAATAATATTGGATATCATAATAACGCAAGAAAAGATGTAATAAAATCTGTCGGACATGTTTTTACATCCAATAAAGAAGTGTTTGAAAATTTTCCAGCTAATGTAGACATTATATAAATTAATTATTACTATGACAAATCTTTCATTGACTTCTTTGCAAAAAGAAATGTTGCTGGAAATGTGCAAAGCACTGTTTCCTGACTATAACATTTGTTATTTTAGAATTGATTCTAAGTCGAGTCGTGTTAATTTTAAAGACCCTGATGAAGATGAAATGATTAATAATAACATACTAAGAATAGGTAAATATGGAGTATTAGATTTATCTATTCATTGGTTTGAATTTTGTATGACACATCTTACGACAAGACTTGCACAAAAACAACTTCAAAATGGTATTGACCCACACTTTGAAAACAATTGTTCCAGTGTGAGAATTTTAAACTTTGCATACACTCACCCCGTTGATTATCTTTACAAGGAATTTAAAAAATTAAAATTAAAATAAACAAAATATGGCAAAGCAAGGTAAAAAAATTGCTGCAAAATTAGCAGCACGAATCGCAGAATGGAATACCCTATCTGATAAAGTAGATAATAAAAACAGCAAATCTCCCAAAGGAGAATTCTTTATGAGGAAGCCTGGTAGTATGAAAAAAAATAAATAAGGTATGGCAACAATATCTGAAGTTCGTATCCAAGAAAAAGCATCCCAAACAGTTGGAATTTACTTTAAAGCAAATGCTTATCAATATCAATATATTCTTAATCATCAAGTAACGGGAAATTGCCAGTTATCAACAATGGCTTATTTTGCTCACTTCCTGGAGCTTTTTGATACTGCTGATGACGTTAAAATTGTTTCCTAATTATATATCAACCCCAATATTATTAGTAGATGTTAATATTTGTAGTAATATTGGTGTAAAGATTGATACTTTTTTTCAGACCTTATCTTATTAATAAGACACCATATAAATCTACAAATGATTCAAACATGTGTATTTATTTAATCAATATAGGTGATTTTGTGAAAGATTAATGCTTTTTGAGGGAGTTAGGTAATAAAAAACAAGTTTACAAACCCCCTACCCCCTGTAAAAGATTTGTAAACTGTAATCAATTACCATTATGCTTCCGTCGTACGTCGAGGCTGATTACAGGTAACAAGTTTCCCACCTTTTTTAATCATTTAAAATTATATTTTTATGGAACAGATGGTAATCATAGTTTACATTCCAGGTAAACTGGAGGAAATAAATACCTTATTAAAATTAGGTTGGCGCATTTCGTCACAAGTAGCCAGTTGCAATTTTGTTTCATACGTATTGGATAAAAAATATTCCTCTGACACATTTCCATAATTGTTCCATATTCCCCTTATATCAGGACTGAGAGAGGCTGTTTCGTTTAGCATAGCTTCTAAGATGTACAAAGGTATTGTATCTTTATTTTTTATCAAAAAATAAATTGTTAAAAATATGTCAAATATTATAGAGTTATTTAATTTATTTAAACTTTCACGCCAAACAAGAAAGTTCTTAAAAGGTTTTTTTATAAATACTCTTATTGGATGCGCTGTTGTATCTATTACTGTAGGCAGTATGTGGATGGCTGCGAATCATACAGTTTTATTATTTATATTAATTTTTATAGTAATAGTATTCTTTGTAACTAAATTTTTAGAAGAATAAATAAATATTTTCATAACTACACAATAGAGAACTTGCTAATCTATTTGTAGCGTAAGAAGCGAGCTTGTAAACTGTCAGGTATAGGTCAATGTAGCTCCCTATCAAGGAGAAAGCACCTGCTTTACGAATCTACAATTAACTGTTGTAGTTGTGGAAATATTTATTTATTTAAAAATATAAAACAAAGTTAGGTAACAAGCAAAATTATATATTACGAGTATCAATGTAGTAGTCTATTTATAGATGAGGCCAGTATCAGAGTATTCATATTAGTTGTTTGTTGCGGAATAAGGTTGTTATCTGTAATGAGGTTGAGAAATTAACCTACCTTATTGGGGGAGTCTGTGCTTAGGTACAGACCCCGCTTTGTTTTTTTCCTTGTTTTTTCTTAATCTCAATAAATTAAATTTTATGTTAAAAGTAGAAACTTCAATTGGCAAACTGCATATTACATGGCAGTATGACAACAAAATGGCACCTATTGTTACTAATTGTGTAATAAAAAACACTGATACTAACGAGGAATTCGTTGGGACGGTGAAGCGGTATTACACAGATAAGTGCGATAAGCGTATTGCCCGTAAACATGCAACAAAAGCTGCCTTAAATGTAGTAAAAGATAAGTACCCAACCCGTGATGTATTTAAACCAATATCACACCTTGTTCGTTTAGCCGTGCGTACAAACGCCTAAGATAAAGGTCTCTCTTGTAGCTCATTTGGTAGAGCGTTGCGTTGTTGGAAAGTGGTGAAACAAATACAACATAGTGAAGGTAGGTGGCTCGGACTCACCCAAGAGAACAAAACTAAAAAAACATGAAAAAAATCTTTCAGGAAATATTGTTATCTGATGGTGGCCCTAATGATAGGGGTACTGTAATTGGTTATGTAACTGCTAATTCAAAAGAAGAGTTAAAACCATCACACACTTTTATAGAGTTTCATGAAATTGAATGGATTGTATATAATCGTTTAAAATTAGAAGCAAAAACAAATTATCAAATGTTTAAATATTAATTTTATGACAGAATTACTTAGTTCTTATTTAGGTTTTATGTGGGGAACAGGCATTATATTTTGGTGGAGTTTTCTTACACGCTATTTTATAGTAAATGTAAAGTTTGTTGTTTTTTACATTGTTCTAATTGTTCTTTCACCTATCCTTATTCCTGTAAAGTTGTTTTTAAAACTTTTAAAATAAATAATTATGTTTTTTAGTCTTGGTGATTTTATTAAAAAAGATGCGGAAAAGTTTATTGCTCCCGCCTACCCCATTAAAAGAGAACTTACAGAAGATGAAAATAATACTATGATACGATATTTTGTATATAGCCATTCATGGTCTCATATTGATGCCGAAGGAAGAATAATTCTTGGTGGTGGTGAGGATGAGGAAGGACGATATTATATAACAGAAGAAGATTTAAAAGAACTAACATTAAATTTCAAAAGTGAAAAAACGAAGGCAAAGACTATTTAATAATTAACAATTAACAATTAAAAATTAAAAATAAAATATGAATCCATTACTATTAGTAGACAGCTACAAAATCCATCACCATCCAATGTATCCAGAGAATATGACTAAGTTATACTCTAATGGTACATGTAGAAAATCAAGAATTCCTGGTATTAATTCAGTAGTAGTATTTGGTATACAACATTTTGTTAAGACATACCTTATTGAAACTTTTAATAAGGAGTTTTTCTTAAAAGATTGGAAAGATATAAAAACAGAATATGAAAAGCATTGTCCTGTAAATACTGACCATATACAAAAATTACATGAGTTAGGGTATTTACCTATTGTGTTAAAGGCTCTTCCAGAAGGGTCTTTATGTCCAATAGGCGTTCCTATGCTTACTATTACTAATACTCATCGAGGATTTGGGTGGTTAGTAAACTATCTTGAAACGTTAATCAGCTGTTCCTTGTGGCAATGCTACACTTCAGCAACAATTGCTCATGAATACAAAAAACTACTTAGTAAATATGCTATCGAAACTACAGGGACTGATGAAGGTGTTCAATGGCAGGGCCATGATTTTAGTATGCGGGGAATGTCTTCTGTGGAGTCTGCTATTCTTAGTGGTATGGGACACCTTACATCCTTTACAGGCACTGATACTATCCCTGCTATTTATCAGCTTGAAAAGTCTTATAAAGCAACTGGTTTAATCGGTGCTTCTGTACCAGCCAGCGAACATAGTGTGGCCTGTATGAATATATTTGGTAATAACTATACACAAGTTGAAGAAACATGGGATGAAGAAAAACAACAATGGGTTGTTACCAGATACTTCTAACTCTACTTAAATTATCTTTTGCCCAAAGTGGACGTTGGTTGGAATAATGAAAACATTTTTTCTGTTCTTCTTCAAGTAAAAGATTAAATGTAAAACAAGGAATTATGTGGTCTATATGCCATTCTCCGTAATTATCCCAAGACATACCTGTTGCAAATTGTTTTTCAATATGTGTTTTAAATTTAGATGGAGTACAACAAATTAAAGAAAAAGTTTTATCAGTTTTCGATACACTTTTTAAAGCATTTCTAACTCTTGTTCTAAGAGTTCTTTTTATTTTAAATATCGGGTTGTCCTTGTTTAAAGCTTCCCAATCTTTCTTGTATTGTTTTATCTTCTCTTTGTTTTTTTCTCTATATAAAACATCATATTGCTTCTTTTCTTCAACATGAAGTTTATAATATTCTCGTTTAGAAACTCTCATTTTATCAATATTGTTTTGATAATATTTTTTACGAGCGTCTAAAAAAGAAGATTTGTTATTTTCT